ATGGAAAAGACGATACAGCGCCCACGCAAGGAACAGAAGTCGTTCATCCGGCGTGTAGCCAAGCAATTATTCAAACGCCAAGAGTCAAATAGCCGCACAATTTACGATGTCGGTATGCAGGATAATGCTGTCTGGGAAATGAGTGCTTCAGATGCACTACTTATTCCTCTGACCAGCACGACTCAAATACCTGCAGAATTTCATTCTACCTCAGCCGCTGATGATTCCGACCATTCAAAAGCCCCTACAGCTGATACCCAGCTACTTGATCAGACCTACGCTGATGTAAGTGATCTGGCGTTGGACGAGTCCAGTCTTATGCCTGCATTTGAAACGCCGGCAGCCAATGACGACGACAATTCCCAGGACAAAGATAACGCCAGGAAAGAACCTGTTCGCAAATCTACAGCGAAAAAAGCTGCCTCCTCTAACGCTAGACCGGCTGCCAGTATACCCAAGGCGAATAAACCAATAGCCAAAAAATCATCTCCAACCAAGCGGAGCAAACCTGCGTCCATGCAGGCCAAGCCGGCCGTCAATCAAACAAAGCCGATTGCCAGACAGGCTCAAGGCAGAACGCCGGACGAGGACGACTCAGACAACATCCCTCAACTGACCAATCAGGTGACCTCACCCACCAGACCCACCAGCGTAGAAAAAGCCGGGGCAAGGTTGACCCACTTTTTCGAGCCAGGAGCCAAAGACCGGCTTCTTCCGGAGAAACAGCCCTCTTCCGAAGAAAGAAGCGGATTTCAGGCAGCCGCGAAGAAAATCAAAGCCGCACGTGCAAGTAATGAAATTGTGCTGCTTGTGGAACCCAATCCCAAGGTTCGCTCAGCTCTGGCCAACATGGTCAAAACCATGGGTGTACGCTGCCTGCCAGTGGGCAGCGCCAAAGAGGCGCTGAATTTTCTGCACAGATTCCGCCCATCAGTCATCCTGCTGGACCAGAACCTCACTGATATGTCCACGCCCGAAGTCGTGATCTGCATGCGGGGCTTATATCGTACCCGTCCGGTCCCCATTGTTCTGATGTCAGAAGAAGACACTGAGCTGTTTTCAGACTGGAGCAAGCGAATGGACATCAATCACTATCTTGCCAAGCCGTTCAACATCTACGGTCTGGAGAGAGCGATCGGCCGGTATGCGAAGGTGAAACCACCCAAATCCGACAAACCCTATGCAGGCTCAGTCGGCTTGATTGTGGAACGCCCGGAGCTACGCCATTACATCAGCCGCTTCCTGGTTCGACACAATTACAGCATCAGCGTCAGTTGTGACCCTGATAAATTAAAGCACGCCACAGAATTTGCCCAACAGCAACCACTGGATGCCTGGCTGGTTCAATGTAACGATGAGGACTGGTGTGCAGACATTGTTGAGGACCTGGAGACCAATTTCGACAGCCCGGTCTTTATCGGTTTTGATGACCTGGATCCCACAACCTGTGATGACCGACAAAAGCTCTGTTGGAACGGACGGCTGCTGGATAAGCTCGGCAAGCTCCTCACTAATCGTAAAATACAAGCCGCTGGGCAGGTCGCATAAACTTTCTTGTATCGGACACACATTATTTTGAGCAAAAGCCAATCATAATGGAGTGATCGATAAAGAACGTAAAAAACCAAAGCCTGCAATAAAAGCAGGCTTTTTCATTATGATAGGTCGCTACCACAGCAGGCAGCCCCCCTATTTCAGAGAAAAACGTATTAAAAAGCACTCAAAGTGCTATCTAAATCTTGCCATAGGGTCTGCTTTCGTTTAGAGTAGCGGCCCTCGGAAATTGAGGACTGGCTCTCCAAGCTTTTTTAAAGCTAGATCAGTTACTCTCCAAACAGTTTTAGGTGAGGTGTCCGAGTGGTTGAAGGAGCACGCCTGGAAAGCGTGTATACGTTAACGCGTATCGAGGGTTCGAATCCCTCCCTCACCGCCACTATTTTTCTTTATATTTCAATCGGTTACAGGGTTTACAATTGGGCTTCGGCCCAATTTCGGCCCAAATCAAACCGTTTTAATCCCAAAAACCAAACTCCTTTCTAGCTGGGCGCAAAAGCCTGCAACATACCCTTGTTTTTCAGCCCCATCTGAGCCGCCCTGAAGTATTTGCCCTATCCAATTGTTACCGACTTGATGAGGCTGAGCCTTCACCCAGGCAACAAACATTTGAGCGTGCTTTCTGCCCAACTTGCATGCCTCTGAATATCCCTGGATCGATTCTATTTCAGCTTCTTTGTGATTCGGTGCAAATGGCATATCACAAAACCTCTTATTTTCCATACTCCCTTTCCATCACAGCCCACTACGTCGGAGAGGTTAAATGATGCATTTTATAACGACATTTTTTGTCGTTTCATTTACACCTTTTGGACTATCCCCCACCCCAAACAATAGAACCTCTTGCGAACCTTCAGGCCAGCCGAGGGGTTCAGCAAAATGTAATTTTTTGAAACGGGTGAACTATGTGGCGCTGGGAAAGAAAGGACGGACGATTCTATGAGGTGGTACTTACGCGCGACCTTTTTGGAAACTGGCTGGTGTTAAAGCTGCATGGCGGAAAGAAATCTGGAAGATCCCAATTGATTACAACCGGATGCCCAACCATCGAAGGCGCCCTACAGATAGTCAGGGCAATTAACAGTCGCCGGATACAGAACAAATATGACCTGGCGATAAATGACCCTAATTACCCTTCGTTTTGCAAGGAGAAGTAATTTGATAAACGTTTTGCGAGTGCCCGCAATTCTCACTCTATTGGCCGTAATAGCCTTTTGTCTGGCAAATGAATTGAGCCCCCTTGCCCTGCCTGCTGCTGGCGGCATTTATTGGTTGATCAAGACCGATCAAGGCGGCAAGTCAATAGAAGGTATCTACGCGGTTCTATTTACGTTCGCCCTCCTTAGCGGTTTTTCCTGGATTATGGTGCAGTTTTATGAGTGGCTGTTTTTTTCTTAGAAGTCGTCTTCTGTAAGTTCTGCATACATCCCGGATATTTCATTGCGAAGCTCGGTCAATTGATCGAGCTTTTTACGTTTGGCTTCTGCCGACATTATCCGGTTCCGGCGCACAAGATCCATTTGCTTACGAATATCCCCAAGGCGTTGGCGAGCTTTGCCCAGAGCTTTCCGGTACCGCAATTTTTCAAAGTTGCTTTTCGTCAGCTCCTGAGCCTCTTCAAAGCGCCCTTCTTTTCTGAAGGCGGTAATCGTTCGGTAAAGCTGATCCACCTCATTCCACCGGTCATAAACATCCGTGGTGTACTGAGTGGACTTGTTTGTTTTACCGCGATAAAGGGCTTTGATAACCGGCAAGTCCTCAAGCTTCCAATCTGGAGACTCTGCACGCCCTGTCATGGTGTTAGCAAGCATGTCGGCAGCGCCCAGGGCGTACATCCCCATAGTTCCCAGATACCCATTAAACAAATGCTCGAGTTTTTTCGGGGACATTCCAGTCCACTCACCAAGCACACGCATTGTCATGCTTGTGTGCTCATCGTAGCGGGCCTCTGGCAATTTCCCTTCGTCCACCATTCCTTCAATCGGCTTATCAAAGAAAAACTGACGATTAGCGACACTCTCAATAATCGGCATGGCAAACTGAGGGGTCGGATTGATCGCCATGGTCTCCCAAAGATTATGGCTGATAGACCACATCAGCTTCTCGCTGTCTTGGTTTCCGGCCATAACGTGATAAATGCGCTCTGGTACTGTCCCGAAAATGATCCCGATTTCAAAAGGCTTAGGTATGCGGTAGTGATCATCCCCTAACCAGAAATGCCAGTTGGCATCCTTATCCCAGTCTGGCAACTCGTGGTAGCGCTCATCGTCATCATTCAGCATTGCCAGGGCAAAAGAAAACATAGCCAACTTAAACCCCGCATTCATCAGCACGCGCCTTGGATGCTCTTTGGCTGCTCTTGCCAGCTTGCTTATACCCTGAAGCCGGGCATTCATGAATGGCACCAGGTCAATCAGGTAATTCATAAGCTGAAAGTTTCCGCGTAGCGAGTAATCCATCAAATCCTTGGACTCAAACGCGGCCTGCAGAAGCGATTTGCCAGACCTCTTGGCGGCCTTATAAGTCGCCAATCTGTTAGCGTTCTCCACCCGGTCGCCAACTTCCCGGTATACCTGCCAGCCCTTCTTAATCGCACCATAGACCTGATCAGGGGTTCTAAGCAGAGAGTTAACGTATTCGTCCGCCTGACGTCCTGACAGTCCCTTTTTGTCGAGTGCCCGCCTTATGATCTGAGCTGACGCCTCGGGATCTGTACCATGAACATACCCGCCTTGGAAAGAAGCGCCAGCAAACATCAGTTCGCGATATTCCGGATCCTCCTTAAAAGCATCTCTGAGCCCCTTGATTGAATCAGTGCCCAGCTTGAAACCATCGGGATTAATTGCCCAGGCGTGGGCGGCGTCACGGATAAAGTTTCGAATGATGAAATCTGGCGAAGAGGTAATACCCGTTGTTAACAGGCGTTTCATATACCTTCCCACTTTTGTCACCGGGTCATTAAATCCAGATGATGAAAGATGGGTGACGGCTCTTAATAGTGCGGGGTCGTAAACCTTGTAATACTCGTCTTTTCCGTCACGCTGAACCCTGACAACGTTTTTATCTGATTTCTTGCCGACATAATCAACTGAGCTTTCCCCTTCGAACGCTTCCAGATAGTCACTATCCTGAAGATTATCGACCGTTTTCAGCAATGCACTGTTCTTCATGCTGGCGTCTGTCAGCTTCATCCAGTTGGTCAGAATATTCTCAAGCAAATCATTGGTAGCCATGTCGCCACCCCGCAAGGATTTAATGCCTGCATTTTGGTGAGATAGTCCGCGTTTCGTTCTGGGAGCCAGCAAGGCAATATTGCCGTCGTCGCCCTCTTCCTGGCGGTAAAAGGGGATATACCAATCAGATTGCCACTTTTGGCGAGCGTCAGCGTTAATCAGTCCCGCCTGCTCAGCCATGTCCAGCATAGCGGAGTTGAGCTTTTTATACTCTGAGTGCATTTCCCTGAATAGGGCTTCTTTGCCGGAGGCGCGATTTTTTAGGGCTGCAATGTCTTCCCGGGTAAGGTTGTTTTCTCGCCCTTGCTCCATCAATTCTTCGGCGCGATGAGCCCCAACCCATGCAAGGAAATCATTCAGGTTTTCGCCTGCTTTGCCCAGGATCTCCAGAAGCCCCTTGGTCCCCTCTTTATATTGAAGGGCACCTGCTCGCCACTGGGGAGCGCCATAATGCAAAATTGCATGCATCACATCCGCGACGCCTGTAGCTAACCGAGCGCCGACGTAGCCACTATCTTCGGGGTTGGATACGCCTGCAGAGTCTTCAGCCCGCTTGATGCCTATGAGGCCGTCAAACATCCCTTCATAGGTTCGATGTTTAAACAGGGACCAGACTGATTTTTCATTTTCTTTGGTGACTGCGCGGTCGAGAGATTCCCGTAACTTGGCCTCTTGTTTTGGGTTCAGGCCAAATTTATCTAAAACGGAGGAATCGCGATCTGGAGTAATTGAGAATAATGGCGCATCAGTTCCTTTGTTTTTTTGATTGCTTTGATACACCTGGGACGCTTCAAACGCCATGACGTGCAGAGGCCCGCCAATATCTCTGTAGTCAAAGATTATCCCGTCATACCCTTTGGCCCTCAGTCGGTCAGCAAATTGTTTTGCCGCCTCCTGACTATCGAACGAAGGCACATCCTCCGTTTTATAAACCTTGGGTTTTCGAATATCCAGATAAACGCTATCAACAGTTGAGCCATATCTGGATGCATCAGAATTGCTAGTGGTAAACCAAACCCCCAAAGCTGCAGAAGGGTGATTGGTGGCCTTCCCTATTTGGTCTCGTCCAAAGTTTCCGATTGAGAGCCCGGCTTCTGATCCTCTGAAGACTCTAACAGGTCGTCCGTGTTTACCCCTAATCCGTGTTTGTAAGTGCCAATCAGGTGCGGGTTTTCCCGCAAGATTTCGGCCAAACTCTTCACTGGCTTCCCGTTGTCTTCTTCCAGATCCAGGTTCACTACTTCTGCTTTGCTCATTGTTTTCACCTTTCGACATAAACCTAATGTCATCATTGTCACGATACAACGATTCCCCGCGCCCTTCCATAGCTGCGCGCGCGTTGCTCAACAACAAAAGAAGCTCGCTATTTGATAGATCTGCTGTTTTCAGGAATCCGTTACGGCGTAACCACTGTCGGAACCGACCCATTAGCTCCTGAACCGCCCGCTTAATGCTGGGCTTATTTTGTTCTGCTATGTGCGCCAATAACTCATCCATCATTACCTGGATCTTTGTATCACGAGGTAATGAGTCCAGACCTACAGCATACTTTTTAAGATCGATATTGTTTGCTTTGGCAATCTCATTAAATCCGCGAGCCCCGCCAATTGCCATAAAAAGCTTACGCAATTCCCTGGCCAGATCTTGCCCATACAGTGCCCGTAACCCATAATGCCCATAGCCCTCATGAAACAGAACTTTCTCAGCTTCTTGGACACTATGCAGATTTTGACGCACCAAATATATGCGGCCGCCATGGAATACTCCTCTTATGTCGTTGGGGTCTGCGCCATAGCTTTCAGCCTGATACTCCCGGAAGATCATTAAACGATTCCACAAGCTTCACAATGTTAGATCCGCCGCTCCAGTTGCGAGTAATCCGGGAGATAGCTTTTTCTGCATCCACCTTGGCGACAGCACTATTGCCAACGATTCCTGTAGTGCCGGCAATATCCGAGGACAGGCTAAAGAAGGCTCTTTCAGTTCCTGAAACCCTGCCTCCACGCTCTGCATCACTCTTTATTTCGCCATCTTCCTTATACAGATAATCCAGCACTTTTATATTTGCTGATCGAAGAAAGTTGGCTATATTTTGAAAGCTTTGCTGTGAGACACGCGAATAGTTGAAGTCTTTTAAAATAACTGCGGCCGCATTCGATTTATGAATTGCTTCCAGTAGCCGGTTGCTTTCCCCTGTGTGCTTTAGTGCTACCAGCCCCTTAGAATCAATACTTAATATCCCCGTAGGGGCATTATCATTGTTCATCAGAATAACTGCTTGTTCCGACGATACACCTTTAACCATTTTTCTAGCAACATCTGGCGAGGTCACAGGCTCCCCTATGGACTCACGAGAATACAGTACTCTTTCTGTTACAGGCTGCTTAAAGTTACGGGGGGCGGGAGTCGCTTCAATAGTCGCGCGATCATACTCTCCCTCTTTAAAGAATGTGGCTTTGCCTCCTTTTCCGATTACAACGTGACCACGAAAATTTACCCCGGTTCCTTCAAGCAGCTCACTAACTACAGTGGTTATTTTATAGTCACTGTCTGACGGAATGGTTTTCCCAGATGGATGGTTGTGCGAAAACCAAAAGTTTTTTGCCCCCTTAACTGAGACAATTGAGCCCGCCAGTATGCCGGGATCAACATCAGCCGAAGCCCTTAGACCTTTAGTGTGACGGATAACTTCTAGAATTTTGCCACCAATTCCCGTAACTACTGCAATCATGGTTTCCTGACCATGCTTACGATATGGAGCTACTATATGAGCAATATCCTCGGGCGTGTTGGCACGGACCAAGCCAACATTTATGGTTTGGGTTTCTGTGGATCTTGCGGCTGTAGCAAAAGTATCTTTAAGGCTTTGTTTGCGCTCTTTTGCAGGTAGGGCGGCGGCGGGTAATAAGTTTTCAGCTGCACTGGAAGCGTTTCCACTACTTGACCTTTTGCTTGGTAACTTGCCGGTTTCTCGCTCATGGCTTCCGGTAATTTCCTTGTTAGTAGTTGCGGCGACTTCCTCATTATGCATTTTTACCGGGAGGTCATGAAGCGGTTTAGATAGATCTCCACTCTTAACCCAGTTTTTAAAGGTGTGTACGCCCAGGGGAGTTATCCCGCCCAGACCTGTCCAGCCCTTCGGATAGTTGCGCATGTATGCGCGCCGCGCTGCTAACTGATTGGGGAATCCCACCATAACCTTGTGTTCGTCAAAGTTTCCGTCTTTCCCTACCTGATCAATGACAAAAACCTGAGAACTGTCTGAATCATCCCCCAAGAATACGTCCACGTGCTCATTGTCAGCACCTGTTGTGCGCTTGATATAACCATAATGGGACTGGAGCTTTCTTTCCCACTTGGTTCCATTAGCAGACGTGCCGGACCGGATTGAGCCCTTTGGCTGCTCCACTGATATATCAAGACCTTGAACCTTCACATGTCCATGCTTAAAGTTGCCAGCTTCTTTCTGAGCTTCCGTAGGCTCCGGCAAATCATTCAGCGGAGACGTGGCCGCTTCGTTGGCTAACGCCTCAACTTCCCGCCTTCCTACTTGATCGGTTCCCTCCTCTGGTATTACTTCGGCCTGAGAGAGATTATCAGTCTCTGATTGATCATCCTTAAGTGCTTCCGGGTCGTGTGAAGCATCAAACATCGGCGATTCACTGGTGATCTCGGGGGCTTGCTTAGGTTGTAATGCCCAATGCTTCGCGCCAGTTTTCACCGGTTCTAATTCCTTCTCTGTGCCCGCCTTCCGGTTGGCTCGCATCGCCGCAAGCTTGGACGGATAGACATCTGCCAGCTTTTCGGCTGGTTTACTATCTGGGGCTTCTTGCCTCTGCTTTTCATTAAACGCCTTGATCTGCAGCTCAATTCTGGACGCAAGATCATCAGTGCGATCAACAGGGGTTCGCTCGAAAGGAATCGTGTTATTTTCGTCAGTCAGGGCCAGTTTGCTCTCACGCTGAGGCATGTCGGGCTTAACGAAATCGACTACATGCTTTGATCGCTCAATCTGTTCAGCCTGTTCCTGGCGTCGCACCTGCTCATTTTGCACACGCGCCTGAATTGGCTGAGGCTCAAGCCCCATGCCGTCAGTAAATGGGTTCGGGATCACCGGGCCTCGGAAATCTGAAAGCAACCCTTTTTGCTCTGTTTCATTTGTGGGCATTGCTGCCTGTTGCTTCAGGAGGTCAGCGCGACGTTTGGCTTGTTCAAGGATCTGCTTTGGTCCGCGAGTTGGATTCAGTATCTCGTTGAGTCCGCGCGCCCCGTGATCGAAGTTTGGTTGTGCCTCACTTGGTTGCGGCAACCGTATATCTTGCGGAGGTGCAGGAGTGATGGGCTCGACTGATGATTGAAGTAACCCGCCTGCGCCAGCTTCAGCCTGATCTAAGGCGTCACCTCCCTGGGCTCTCGCCTCGGACTGCGCACGCTCAATATTTTCAAGCGGTGAAAAGGTTCCTAAGGAGCCCCCCATAATTCCACCGGCAGCCATTCCACCAACGGCAGAGTTAAGCACGTCCTCGGAAAGTTTCTGGTTAGGGTCCGCGTGCGTCAGCAACGCATAGTTTTGCGCCAGGGACTCTGCACCGGACTGCAAAAACTCCTGCCCGCCTTCGCCTGCAGCTCCTGCACCGATTGATCCCAGCCTGGTGGATGACAGCGGGAGACCTTGAGTCAGCTTACCTGTGACAGCTCCGAAGGGGGCGGATAACAGTAAAGTGGACAGAAAAGTTAGAGCCGAAGCCTTTTCACCTGCCGCGTCCTTTATCAGCCCTCTGGCCTGATCTTCATCACCGAAATACTGAAACGCTGCATTATACTCTGGCTGTTCCATGAGCTGATCATGAGTCAAGGCGTCCACACGAGACTCTACGTTTGCGCCGGAAGACCCTGCAGCAACAGTAGCCTCTCCCACCCCATAGCCCAATGCTCCAGCTACCACGGGCGTGAGTTTTGGGACTAATTGAAAACCTTTAGCGAAAAGACCGCCCAGCCCCATCCCAGCTGCTGTACCAAGCGCACTCTGACCAAGTGATAACTTAACTGTATCCCAGGATGCATCCCCAAGCGAATAGCTACCGCTCTCATCCTCATGGATAAATTGTTTAGCAACCTCTTGTTTCGCATAGTCGGATAATCCGTCAGCCCAATACTCAACCGCTCGACGCCCCAAATCCTGCACAAACTGGCCTGAATCCTCAAATCCTGCTTGTTTCGCAAGCCAGCCAACTCCCTCAGCAACAGATGCCCCCCCCATCATGATGGACCGGCCATGATCCCCCCATGTTAAACCGTCCTCGGCTTTCGGGTCTTCGCTCTTGGCGTCGTAACGGGGAACACTACCAACATCAGACCAAGGCGACATAGTAGACTGAGGCTGGCTATATTGATTAATTAGTTCGTCAAACTGACCCATGTTGTACCTTGTTATTATTCTTATTAGTAGTTAGTTCTGGCGCTGATAGTAGGCTCTTAGCTGATCGACCTGCTCCCTGAGATCGTCTGGTAGCTCTTCATAAAATATCGCCATTTCATCTACGACCGGTCTGGCTGGCAGCTCGCCTTTTTGGAGAGATGAGATGAACTCAGACTTTGCCCGATCAAACTGATCGGGAGAGCGTCGATATTTGGCATTGAACTCATGAAATCTATTTAGCTTATCTCGTGAAACCTTCCTCTTTTCGGCAACTTCATTGGCTCGTATTTCTTCACGCTCCTCTTTCTTGGCAATTATTGTCGCTGGATCTTGGGCTAACATTCCGCCTTGCGGCTGTTCATTTGGGCTAAGCATGGGTACTGGCTTATCTTCCGAAGCGGTGACATCAGCTTTATCGGTTCCGCGCGATTCGAGTAGAGATTTCACCCGGTTAATGGTTTCATCATCAAATCGACCTGAGCTTGTAAACTCTGCTAGAAAAGTCCTTTCCTGACCTTCGGGAACTTGCTTCAACATCTGCGCCAATAGATTTTCGTCCAAGGTTGCTGGTCGTTGCTTCTGCTGAGGCGCATTAGGGTTTCGTGTCAGGCTCTCAAGCTCGCCCATTAACGAAGCCTTTCGCCTTTTAAGGCTCTCCCATTCTTGGGTTTGTTGGGGTGAAAGGGTGCTGGGATTCCCCAATTCATCCGTCCCCCCCATAGCTTTAATTAAGTTGGACTCAATCCCATTAATGTGTGAAAGCTCTTTTTCCAGTGTTGAAATACGCTGCGACTGCCAGGCGGGCAATTCGTTTCTGGATGAAGTAGAGGCTTTGATAGATAGCAGCCCTTTTTGCCGTTTCATCTCATTGTCATGATTCAAGCCGGCCATTTTCTCGTCGTGTGCCTGCTGGTCGTCTTGGCGGACCATGGCGTTATTGTGCTGAATACCGGTAATCTCTACCTCTTGATTAAAGCGACCGCTATCCAGTAATTGTTGCCGCTTCAACTCTGCATCCTTACGTAATTTGTCGCCAATTCCCTGGGCAGCGTTACCAGCTCCACCCAGAACCATTTGACTCAACAAACCGCCCGCGCTCATTGCTGCACCTCCTGAGTATTAACTGGGGCAGTCTGTCGCCCACCTCTGGCCTTTTGCTCCATTTGCTCAAGCTTGGATAGTAGCTGGGAGTACGCCTGGCGCTGATTCTGGCTTAATGCCTCCTCGCTTGCTTCGCTCGCAAACTGAACCATCCCATCATAAAAAGCGTTTTCAGTGGCCTGGGCTTCATTCTCTGGTGTTAGTACGCCCATTTTCTGGGCCACCTCAGACATTCCCTTGGCTAACTGCATGCCTGCTTGAAACAGGACGTTAGGCGGAATCATCTTTCCTGATAGCACAGCGGTTTGTGAGGACATGGTAAGTAAGCGGCCAATAAACATGGCCATGCCTTTGGAGGGATCACCGGCTTTGATAACTGACTGAAGGCCTTCTATCCCTTCGTCTGAATACAAATAATTCAGCATCTGACCGGCCACAATATCGAACTGCTCCTGTGTACCGTTCGTGTCATCTTGCGGGGTTTGGGCTTGTTGTGGATTCTGCTGGGGCTGGGGTTGGGTAGAGGGCGCCCCTTGATCTGGACGCTGTGAAAGTAGACCGTTTTGCATGGGGACGCCTATTTTATTGTTATTATTATGTGGCGAAACTCAATAGCCCTTTATTGTAATTCGACAGGTCAACATTTGCACTTACCGAATATCCGGACGCATTCGGCGCGGGCGTGCTCGTTGGAGTACCAAAAGCGGCAATAGCTCCTTTCAATCCACCGGACTGCCCGTCACCCTTTCGGGTTTCGCCGCCTGGGCCAGGGTTCAGGGTTCCCTTAGCGATCCCCTCGACGGTTGCGCCCGCTACACCACCAAAGGCACTCCCTACAGGGCCGCCAAGCAGCCCGCCCACCGTTGAGCCAATCCCCGCACCGGTCGAAACATCACCTTTCTTTGCCCCCTCGGCTTTCGTTCCAAAGTCGTTATCATCAGATGTGATCGCACCATCAACAGCCTGCTCAGCGACAGAGGACGCAACTTTTCCCGCTGCGCCAAACTTGCCAGTAAGACCGCCAAGCAGTCCACCAAAGACGCCTTTTGTACTCGCCTGCTCAGCTGCCGTTCGACCTTCATCAAGTGCCTGGCGTTCGTGCTCGTTCAGGTTCTCGCCACTCTTCTCACGTCGCTCAAGATTTGCCAGAGAATTAAAGCGGCCGTCATCGTCATAGTCTTCCTGGTGGCTTGATAGTGCCGGGTCAACGTCACCGGTTGCGGGCTGACCACCGCGCCCGTTACGTGCATTCCGGTTTGCCCTCTCCATTGCATCCCTTGCCCGCCCCAGATTTGTTTTATCGCCTGTTGCCGGGTCAACATTGCCGTTAGGAGGCTGACCACCTTTCCCTAAGCTGCCTTTTGTATCACCTCTTCCGGCACTACCGCCCATTGCCGGATCTGGACCAGTAGGCGCTTGACCGCCTCGGCCATCCCGCGCATTTTGATCAGCTCGGCCTGTGCTCCCTTCAGCACCGCTTCTACCCGATGGGCCGGTGCTATCTCTTTCACCGGCTCTGTCAGCAATGCCGCCCATTAAGAAGCCCCCTGAGTAAGCAATCCTTTGGTCAATGAGCCGTACTGAGTTGACTTGGAATTACCCGCGCCCTGTGCGTAGTAACGCTCGTTCTCCCAGTCATTGCGCATTCTATACAGCCGCTCCTCGTGTTTTTGCTGGTCCTTCTGCTGCAAGTAGGTCAAGCCTGCGCCCGCCGCTCCCGCGATAGCATCGGCTGCCCATTCATTCTCATTGACATAATCCCAGGCTTTACTCGCACCTGATACGATTTCGTTAAACAGTCCCATGGGTTCCCCTTATGCGGCTATTGAAGGCAATGGCGATTGTCCAAAGTTGTTGGTCCACATTGGCTGGGCAGAGTACAGGCTCTGAGTAAACTGAATATCGGCGTCACGCATAGCAATGACCTGATCAATCAGCTTTTGACGATCAGAGGCCTTAATGTTCGGATCGGTCATGATGTCCTTAACGTCCTGCGCATACCCTGCCAAAGTGTTCTCCATGTTCTTCAGGTACTGCCCGCGAAGATTGCTGGCAACTTCTTTGTCCAATAGTCCGGACTGAATCTGATAATCCAGCTTCGCCATGTAATCAGCATGCATGCGCTGTTGGTCCTGATTATAAAAATCCGCCTGCATTGCCTGGTTGAACTGATTGGCCTCATTCTCCATACCCGCGTTTGCCAGACTTGTGGCGCTTTGCTGCTGAGCATTGAACTGATTGGCTTGGTTCTCACTATCCATATTCGCCTGGGTCATGTTCTGCTCATTGGAGGCGTTGAACTGATTCGCCTGGTTCTGGGAATCCATGTTGGCCAGATTCATGTTTTGCTCATTGGTAGAATTGAACTGGCTTGCTGTGTTGGTCGCGTCCATGTTCGCCAGCGTCATGTTTTGCTCATTCGTCGCGTTGTACTGTAGCGACTGATTGGAGTATGCCTGGTTTGTTTTACTCTGATCGTGGTATGTCGCAGCGTCCTGCTGAGCAATTGGCAAGGCCGCATCGATAGCCGCGCCATGAGCCGCGCCTACCGCCATAGTACTGTTAAGCAGACCGCGACTATTGGCGGTTCTCAGTGCATTTTGCTCTGCCCGCTTCATGTACGGGTTGTCTTGACTTAGCAAGCCGGTGAGCTGCCCCGATACGGTGGAATATGGATTTACCTCTCTTTGGTCGGCTTCATAGCTTGAGGCTGTGCCAGTGTTCGCTTCATAAGTCGCCGCATTCCCTTGCGCACCTTCATAACTTGAGGCCTCCCCCTGTGCGCCAGTGTACTGCCCAGCCTGCGCCTGTGTGGCTTGGTAGCCTGTCGGCTTTACTGAATTGTCAGTGTTTTGTGTGGTTGTTGGCATTGCTCCAGCCCCCTTATAGCTCGTTCAGATCAGCGCTAGCGCTGTCAAGGATTGTCAAAATTTGGGCTTTATCCGTAGCGCCCTGGGTGGCTACCTTTGCGCCTCTGACAACCGCCTCTATTTGCGGGTCGATAACCCGCCAAAGATCCCTTGCACTTTCTATAAGTTCCGCCACCTCAGTCACAGATAGCCCAGTGGCCCCAGCTTCTGCGCATATGTATGGGTAATCTGTGGTAACCGGCGAATCCGGTCGGCCGTCAGAAATCCATTTATCAAGCTCAAAGCTCTTTGAAATGTAAGTGGCATCCTTGTCAGGCGAGGAGAACCGGAGGCGACATTCCGTCGCGAGAGAGTCGAGCCTTACCAATGCGTCAGACCTGACTTTCTCCAGATCAGCCGCCGGCGGATCAACCAAATCAAATCCGGGGTTTGCTTTGACTATCTGCTTGCCCTGATTCTGCCCCTCAAATAGTCGGCGATATTCCCCCACTGAGATTTCTTCAGCATCTTTCGGCAAGTTGTTAAGCTCGTGATCCTCATCATTAAAAAAACCCTTTTCACTGAAGCTGTAAAAGTGCCTCATGCTTAATACCCCACGGCTATATAGGTGACTATTTGAGAGTCATCGATTGAACTTGCGCGATCCAGTGTGAAAGCCGTTCGCGACCAACTTGAGGCAGGAATCATCGCAGTAGACCCAGCGGTTTTCCGCATAGTTACCACTTGCCCGCAAGCATTTGGAAACGCTGTAGGAAACGAGAAGGATTGCGCGCCGTCGTTACTACTTGTTACCGCTCCCCATTGTAAATAAGTTCCTGTCGGCAAGCGCACATAGCCATCAGAGCTATGGCTGGCTGACACTGAGCTGTCCTGCAGGAAGTCAGAGGCGTGTTTTCCGTCGAGCTTATCCGCATCAATCCCAGAACCAGAACCATCAACAGTCAAAAGTTTGGTTTTGATCGCATTGGCTGAGAGCGAAGCGGAAATAGACTTGTTGGCACTCCCATCAATAGACGCGGAGCCCGTAACATCACCTGTTAATGAAATAGTGCGGGCTGTATCCCATTTCGCGGCAGATGCTGCCACCGCGCTGATTCCCAAATATAGAGTGTCCGCCCAGCCCTTATCCATGACGGTTTTCCAGCCCGACCACCCAGCATTGTTATAACTGCCAAGCCTGAACAGGTAATTGCCATTGCTGGTCTGTCCCGCGCTGTAGGGCGTGAGAATCTGCATGGCAGCCCCATCTTGCGACGATGAATAAGAGGGAATATTTATTAACCGTCCATTCGCGACTGGCCAACCGTCCGAACTTTGAACAAACGTGACACAAAAGCCCGCTTGCGCAAACGTGCGAGGGGTATTGCTCGCATTATTAAAGGGAGATGAATAATTGGGCCAAGTGGACAGACTTCCATGGGTATGACTGTCGTTCGATACTGAGGTTGTGATCGTTAGATTGGCAGAGCCGTCAAAAGTGCCTGAGCCGGTAACGTCGCCAGTTAATGCAAGTGTGCGCCCGCTCGCCAACTTGGTGGCCGTGGCTGCGTTCCCGGTAATGTTTCCAGGCATAGCGCCCGAACCGTCGCGCACTACCGCATCCCCCGCCCCAGAGCCAGCATTCAGGATTGCCGCCGAACCAAGGCCCAGCGTTGCGCGGGCTTCAGTTGCGCTCGCATCATCCACCAGCGACTTGCCAAAAGTGGTAATAGCAGAATCAAGGAAAAAGGCACTGGCCTGCAGGCCGTCAACCGTATCCGCATCGAGACCAGAGCCCACGCCGTCAACAGTTTTGATCTTGGCCAGTACGTCGGCTGCGGTATAAGTGGCGGCCAGCAAGAAGCTACTGGCTTCAAAGCCATCCAGTGTGTCGGCATCAAGGCCTGATCCAGCGCCATCAACTGACTTTATTTTAGTCAACACATCCGAGGCGGTATAACTTGCAGCGGCCAAATAATAACTGCCGTGCTGGCCATCTAAGAGATCGGCGTTAAGCCCTGACCCCGCGCCTTCTCCTTTTGTTGCGGCCGTCCCCAGGTCTGGAATATCTGCCGCTACCAGGTTGACGGAGGGGCCAGACTTTCCGTTAACTTCAGACACAAGATTGGCGGGCAAAAGATTTGCAGATTCGTAAGCCAATGAATCATTAATGGACAGCTCCCAGCCTACATCAACAGAACCAACACCCGGCAGTGTTCCCGCCACGGTAATTTGCCAGTATTTCCCCTCGTCACCAGAGACAGGCGGATCAATCGGGAGGGTGCCGCCTGAAGCATCCCAATAGCCAATAAATTTTTTAGCACCTGAGACGGTTTGTTCTGCAACTTTTGCCCAATGTTTAGCGGAATATTCGCCCGTTTCTACTGCGACATTCTGATTGTTTTCTGCCCATTGCTTGGACTTATCAGCATAATGCTTTGAAGAAAACTGGCCAGATTCAACCGGTGCGCCCACCGCATTCTCAGACCATTGCCGGGCCTTGTCAGCGTAGTGCAAGGCAGAATAATCAATGCCCTCAACCAGTGAACCGATAGCCTTACTTGCCCACTCCTGAGCTATACCTCGCTCGGTCCCTGCATCATTAGCATGGCCAAGCGCTATCCCTGCCTGTGTTGCGGCATCATTTCTATGCCCTAATGATTCGGCTGCATAGCCAAAGGAATCATCTCTTGCATCTTCAGAGAGCCCCTGTGCTACTTCGGCCGCCGCTTGGGCTGCAGAGGCTGAGTCTGCGTGCGCCTGCGCCTGTTGCTCTAACTCCTGAAGCTGGCCAAGGTTCGCAGCATGATCAGGGTCTGTCCCGTTTACCACATAAAACGGTTCAGCGAAGCCCTGGCCGTCTGGTCGGACCTCTGGCAATAACTCAAAAGATGTTTGAACGGCGCGCAGTTCGTTGGCCACGTCCTCCGCCCGTGCAAGATCGCCAGGCAACAAGGTGTTACCGTAAATGTAATAACTCATCTCTGCCAGTTCCTCAGAGTGTAATAAATCAGAGCATCAAAAAAGGTGTGCGGCCTCTCGCTTGCGCTATTGCCATATATAACAAAGGCCACGTTTCGACCAGTGCCCGCAATTTCTGCAAGCGCCTCAGAGTTCACCTGGGCGGACCAAACAAACTCATTCCAGTTCCCTTCGTCCCACGCGGAGCCCCCGCCGATGATGTCCAGCTCGTCCACTCGATGGGCACCACTATTCGGATCGTTGTAGTTAAAAAGCGGTTTAACTCTCAAGCTGACAGCCCCGGCCGCTTGAATGTTGAAGATTGCTTTTAAGAAGTGCTTTCGCTTTTGAGGGGTTCCAAAGTGCGCAAAGGCAAACCTGAAGTAATACTCAATAGGCTCACCGTCAAAGCTGGTCCCTTTATCAAGACGCATCACCCAGCCATCCTCAGTCCCTGCCACTATGATTTCTTCTCCACTCGGCAACTCACCACGCTCGACACAAAATAGCTTGTGGTTGTATACCTGGCGCGAATAACCGACTAACTGATTACCTGAAAATGTGGCGGTTAAAATTTCGGATCCAGTTAGAGAGGCTATCGGGTTGAAATACCAGCGAAGCTGGTTTTTACGGCCGCTCACAACGGCATCGGTTAGCAAGCCCCGGCGATCACGCAAAAACGGATTAACGCCCTGGCTGATCGTGCCCGAACTAAAATTACCGTAGGCCTGTGTCGCCTGAAGGCTGGTAAGCCCCCGGTCATCCAAGTAATACAGATCGTTATAGGACAGCGCGGAATAGGCAACACCTCCCACTTTGTCATCGTGATTTCGTAAATCCTTATTAGCCCAGTCTTCCGGGCCGCTGCCGTATAGAATGGAAATCCTGTTCCGCATCATGACAACTAATGAGCCGCCGACAGTCAGATGCAGGCCTGTCAAATAGTCGCCAGCACCGAAGCCACCCGCCCCATTGATTGGGTCAAAGTCTGCAGGTTCACCAACGGCAGAGTAATAAACCATTCCTGTTTCGTACCCAAGGAACAGGTAGTTATTAACGACTGCCAGAAACTTGGGAAAGTCAGTTTCTCCAGGAACGGTGATCTGGGTAAAAGTGGTCCCATCGAACGTAAATGCAGGGTTTGCCCCGTCAGCTCCCAACATTAATTCAGCGGTTGCGGTTGCATGAAAGTTATTACTAGTAAATGAGTAAGTGCCGCCAGGATTCAGCGCGGGCGTTGCTACTTCAGTCCACCCGCTGCTGGATTCTTTGAACATCTTGCATTCAGTGCCGTCTGAGGTGTCACGAAAGCAAAACACCTGACCACCAAACACCCAGACCCCGCGAACAGGGCCGGAGCCTGGGGGCTTGCTGATCGCTGCCCGCCTTACAGCGGCTTCAGCTTCATCGGAGGTATCGGAGGGCGACAACTGTCCATCGTAACGCTCATAACCTTCTATCCGAGTGTATCCGCCCAGAGTATTCAGCTCGTAATTTTTACATGCCAGCATTCGCCCAGGTTTAACACTTAGCGCCGGTGTTTCCAGATCCAGGCCGCCCTCACACCTGATAATCGCCTCTCGCCTGTTATCCCTCATCACACCACCACAACGGTCAGGGGATCAGCATCACGAGATGCGCCATAACGATACTTGTCAGGCAACTGGCTTGCCTTTAACTGCTCATAGCCTTCGGGATACTCTATCTGTACCCGCTCCAGCACTTCCGGCGCTGATTCATAGTGCGCGTACTTAATCAGCGCACGCATCCAGATCAGATCATGAAAACTCTCAGGAATCAGCGGGATGTCAGTATTCAGGGCCAGTACTTGCGGCCGCCTGTAGTATGGGGCAATCAGGGTGTAAGCCTTGTCTGGTGTTGGGAAAACTTTCAAGCCGCCGTCAGGCATTATTACCACTTGATAGGGTTGCCCCTCCCCCGCTGTGCTGAGCTGGTCCCAGTTCTCCCACTCAATCACTTCTACAGGACTGCCATTGATTGAGAACTTGTCACGCTGCCAATAGTGATACTCAATCGGTGCGGGATAATCATCGCTCCCAGCCACAAGGGAAACCGTGTGATTTACCCATAGGAATTTCCAGTCAAAAAACTGTCGCTGAATATCAATGTTGGCTTGCTTGATCCAATTGACGAGCCTGGCGGCTTCACCAGTTTGACCGGTGACACTGGAAGGACCAGCACCACCCATCAAACCAGCTTCCCGGGCAAGGTCGGCACATAGAGTGAGAAAATTTGCCATTATTCAGCCTTCGGCTTTTTTGCTCGACGAGGTTTAGGCTTCGGATCTTCACTAACGACTGGCGTTAAGGGTTCAACGCCCACCGGAGTTTCTGGCTCCTGCGCGGATTCTGGTTCAGGTTCCGGCTCTCCCTCCTCATCTTCGGTCTCGTCGTCCTTTTCCTGACTGTCACCCTCATCCTTTTCCGGTTCTGGATCAGGCGCTTTTCTGGGTCTCGGCTTTGCACCCTCCAATATCTCCCCGGTTTCCCAACTAATCTCTATCCCCTGGGCATTAAACGCCTTACCGTCCTGTGTGTATTTCACTGGGCCGTGACTTGAAACAAAGCCGTATTTCTTATTTTTATTCAGCATCACTTGCACCTTTGATTCGGAATGTAACGGTCATTCAGGCGCTTGTTCCGCGCCAGCCCATCCTTTACACCCTCGGGTTTAAACTTGTTGATTCCGGTTGTACGATCATGCTCCCAGTCTTCCCAACTATCCGGCTCGGCACGCTCCTTGGAATGCTTGCGCTCATCTTCAAAAAACATAGACACCTCCACACAAGGGGCTTACGCCCCTCAACAGATTAAGCCCGGTCAGAGCCTTTTTTCATGCGCTGGGACTTCTCGTGTGGGCTGTACATGTTTTTGACTTTGGTCGTCTCCTTTCTGATCAGCCCTTCATTGATTGCGCTTTCGTTCCCTTTTGCGCCTTTTGTGTTTTTGCTCATAACAGTTACCTGTAAAGGAATTAATGAAAGGCGGGACTATGCCCGCCAGGTTATGCGGCTGAGGACCACTTCACGATACGGCTGTTTTCCTCAACGGTATGGCAGATGCCGAAGCCGCCCATGTAGTACCAAGCCATACCGCGAGAACGGCCATAATCGCCCGGAAGCTTGGCGCGGATTTGCTCAGGCTCCACAATGGCTTCGGCCACTGTGTCGTCGCCAAAGAAGTGAGCCGCGTCAGACTTGCCGTTGGTCCAAGCCTCAGTAGGAACGTTAGTTTGAGTAAAAAATCGGGTGCTCTCATAACGGCCGATTTCGCCTGCAGCGATACGAGCGAAACCGCTTTCGATATAAAAGCTGATCGCCTCCAGGTCGTCCTTGAGCTGGCGGAAGGTAGTCGGACGGCCCAGCGCGCCATAGTTCTCACCGTCCATAGGAGTGATGTCCCGCTCCTGCATGTAGTCCACGATTTTCTTAACGTGGTCCTTGGTCATCGCGGCGTTATTGGTGCCTGCGGGTGCGCCATCAGTTTCAAACACAACATCTGTGGCACTGTCGGCACCAGCACCGGCGGGGTAACAAACCAGCTTGGTTTTGTCGAATTCCGCGTGCGCGGCTTTATCCAGGGTTTTGCGAGCGTCGTTTTTGAGCACCTTGTCTATTACGCGCTCACAGGAGTGCTTAGACAGAATGTCCAGCTTTCGGGTGTAAGGGACTGAGTTACCGTATTCAGTAATGGTCAGGGTTTCCTGATCAATGCTGAAATTAGTCTCAGGCATTGGTTGGGTTTCAACCAGTGCAGCCCCGCCGGTGGCTACGTCGCTGTATACGTTCCAGTTGTATTTCTCACCGGTTCCCGCCTCTTTCGCGTCCTCTACAGAACACATATTTCGATAGCGTGTAAGCGGCTGCAAAGAGGTGCGCAATGTTTCTGATAGTTGATCAGAATACATAAACCCACCCAGGTTATCGGTTGCCCAGAGTTGTCCGGCCATGGTGAATTACTCCACTTTTATTATTATTGTTTTTAATCTTCCCTGGGAGCTTGACCCCGCATTCTGCGGATGTCATTGAGAGCGTCCGTGCGTGTTTTGCGTTTTACAGGAGGTGGCCCCGGTCGCTTGGCGCCATTGCTGCGCGGCGTAGCAATCGACTTCTTACGGTTAGTCCGTGTCTGTTTATCCTCAGTCTTCTTGGTCGCTCCAGTCTTCTCAGCAAGCCATGCGCGAGTACGATCACCCGCCTCCGTCACCACTTCGATAGGTGATAGGTGGGGGTTTTCCTGCATTACTTTGACTGTGAATTGGTCGGCTAATGAATACAGACTCGGATCACCGGCAATATCAGCATACTGCGTGTCAAAGAACGCCTTAGCGTCCGCAACTTCCCGCTGTCTAGTTCTCTCGGTTTGTCGCCTTTCGATGGTCTCTGCTATCTGTTCCGGATCAAAGGTAGGCTGTGTTTGTGGCCGCCCTTGAGACTGGATCTGAATTAGCAGTTCGTCTGCGCGATTATCGTCCCCATCTACCAGGGCTTCGTGATATTGGCGCGTAAGGGTTTTAAGCTCTTTCGAGCGGGCTTCATCAACGTCCTGGGTGGATGGTTGACGGGGCTGGACTGCTTGGCCTTGAGCCTGTTTCAGGCGCTCACTGGCTTCTGCCAGGTAGGCGTCAGCAGCAGCAACTTTTTGAGCGCGAGCAATTACCTGTTCACGAGTAAATTCTTGCTCAACGCCATTTATCTTAAGTATGTATTTTTCTGACTGGGGAGTGGTCGCGTCTTCGGGGCTCTCTTCCTCTTCGCCCTCGTCCTCTGACTCTTCTTCCTCTGAACCTTCAGGATCGTCATCATCCTGAGTGTCTTGGTCGTCACCCTCATCGTCTTCCGGTTCCTGATCGTCCTGATAGCCTTCATCACTTTCGTCCTCACCTTCAGAGGATAGATCAGCAAGCTCAGCATTTAGGGCATCAGCACGGCGTGAAAAAGCCGTTTCGGCATCTTCATCATATGCCCCGGCCTCTTCCTTTTCATCGTAACGAGATTGTGCGATAGCGTTAACGCGACTTAAGCGATCACCGCCAAAAACGCCCGCATTGTCGCGGGTGGCTTCTGTGGTCATGATATGCTCCCTTATTATTATTTTTATTTGAGCATTATTGTGAAAAGGCCAGTTATCCGGCCTATGCGTAAATTTTACCCAAGTCCTTCTTCATTATCCATATCTCTAAGTTGAGTCTCGGCAACCTTGGCGCGCTCGACAGCTTGCAATAGCCAATGAACAGCATCCTTTGCACGGCGGGCTTTATACAGGGCGGATTCATTGGGCGCGTGAGTCTGACCGTTAAGCAGCTCTGTAATACTCTCCTGTATCTCCTGTTTGGCAACGCCGACTATATAACGCCCTACATCAGTCTTTAGGAAATCTTCAACATCACAGCCAAGCCTAAACTCAGCAAACAGGTATTTTTCAGAATCAAACAGCTCGTGCGGTTCAGAATGTGTCATAACCCTGCCTTAGATTGGTGGCTTGCAGCGCCTTTTCAGCCTGCTCCAGCGTTAGTTTGGTGCCTTCTATCTGACGGGTGGTCGCCAGTTTCTCGCGCTCAAGCCCAAGCTTTTCGTACAAGTCTTTTAACTTCAGATCGTTGTTGGCTGCAATCTTCGCCATTTCAATTTCGTATTTCATGGCCCTGTCAGCTTCAGCCATTTGCATATCAAGCTGTAAGCGCTGCTGATCAAGCTTTAAGCGCTCCATGGCAATTTGATCAACGGGCGGTTGCTGCGGCTTCACTTCCTCGGCTGGCTTGAAGAATCTTTGGCCGTCGCGGTAACCCGACTTACCAAAGATTTCCTTAATAACCTCATCCTCATCCAGGCGAGGTATTGCACCAGGCAGAACGCCCCCCAGAATCTGCAGGCCCTGACTAAAGCGCTCAAGCTTCACTTGCGGGTTTGTGTTCCCTCTACCCATATTCACGGTTACAGTAAGTTCTGACCGCAACAGATCGTCAGTAAGCTGATCGATTCCAAATTTCTGGAAGAGTTGAGCTTTCTCGGCCGCAATAGCCAGGATGGTCTCATCCGTTTCATAGAATTGCTCCATCCTGATTAACTGCCTCAAAACTGGCTCCATCCATGTTTCGGCAAAGATCAGAAAACCATATTCACTGATGGCATCCGCCCCGGCGCTCATCAAATTCATTCCGCCGACGGTCTCGTTTAGATTCCGGTTGTTCTGCACTGACTGCTGACTGAACGTTCCGGTAATCTCGTCTATAGAGAGGTCTAAGCGGTCCTGTTCTTGGTAGGAGCTGCTGGTAACATCGTTGGTATCAACTATTCGAATGTCATTATCGGGATCTTTGGTAACTACAGAGCTGCCCGGAGAATTTCGAGACAGAGCCTGTAAATCGGTTTCTGATCCCCGCCTAACAAAATAGCGTTTGTTAAGAACCAGTTTGACGTTATCAAATCGCTGGTTGGCGACTTCGTTAACATCTTCCTGTAGGTTCTCGATCAGTTTGGTGGGGGACGCCGGATAATTCTTGTGCGCTTCGATCAGGCTGATCCCTAAAACGATTGGGCGCTCTCCAGGCATTAGATGCGGGTAGCGCTCACTGATCGGGATAGGGTCAGACAACAATAAGCGGTCGCCTATTGTCCAGTATACAAAGTCGCCCTCCCCGGGAAGTCTAATAAAGTTTTCATGCAACCAGATCAACTCAAAGGTGTTTATATCGCTGCCGTCATCCGCCGGGTCTGTTCGCTTGGTGCCTTCGCGCTCCATTCTGGTTTTGTCGTCCGCCGCTTCGCGCCCTGAACTGATGTAGCTTGCAATCGGGTAATTACGCCACCCATTGCGCTCAGCGAAAGCCTGAGCCTCCCCCGCGTACATAGGGACCAAGCGGACAACATAAGGGGATGTATTAACGGGGTCTCGCCAATCTGCCGACGGATCAAAGCGAATGTTTTCAGGGGGGAGTAAATCAACTATCGGCTTATCGACTGAAACAACCGTCTGGCCGTCCTCGTCCGTCTCTTCATATTCCCAAGACTGATAAGACGCCATCACGCCATATACGCGCCCATCCTGATAGGCCCCCATGACAGTTAGAAACCATTTCACGCTGTGAGTCAGGCGATATTGCAAAAGCTGCTGCAAAACGTCAGCGCTTGCATTCTGCATTTGGTCGTTGTCATTAATTGGAGTGACTGAAACCAGATCCTGAGTACCAAACACGGCGCGGGCAAGCTGAGCCTCGGCGCTGATGTTGTTGGTTCGTGTCTTAGGCCGGAAAGTCTTGGACCTCAGCCGGTAAGCATCAGTGTGATACTTCGAGCCGGATGCATGCTCATTATTCTGGTGAGAGATGGCCTTTTCCCACTGCTGGCGAATGTTCGCATCAAGATAGTCAGTAGATGACTGATAGGCGTCTCGCGCCAATCTCAGCCAATAACCCTCATTCCTGTCGGCCTCGTCGATTTCAGTTTCGCCCTGGGCAGCCTCAAGCTCTGCGGCAAAGTCTTCATTCAGTTCAAGGTCATCAATCATGACTTGTCCACCTTGACTACATCGCCCCGCACATTTCGAGCAAGTGACAGTAGTTGCGCTTCATCCATCTGGCCGCGACGCACGCGGTAACGTTCTAACAGCTCACCGCCCGACTGAACAACCTTGCGCTGTGTCGGGTCGATCTTGTCCAGATGCAGATAAAAGCCCCAGGTGCCGGATAGGCGCAATGACTGAATCGTGGCTATGTTGTTGCCAGTGTCAGCATTCACCGCCCAAAGATAGCCGGGATAATGTTTTTCGAGGGTTTCAGCAATAGATTTGGCGGTGTCCATGTTGAGCTGTTCGCGCCACAACTCGGCACCGTCTTCGATGATTAAGGCACTATTCATTATTATTATTCTCTGTTGCCTTGTTGCTATCGACGTTATGTGTGTGCTCGCCTGGCGGTTGGGGATTTTGGTAGAAAGTTCGCCGCCCAAATTGATAGGTAGGCTCTTTCTGCTTTGGTCCCGCCGTCCGGTAAACTTCAGCACGATAATCAATACGTTTCGCCATTATACCACCTCGGGCTCGTAGTACGAGCGTTGGTTAGATGTCTGCATAAAGCCCCGCGCCATTTGCTCAAAGGCGTCATTGCCGTGTGATGCTGAGTCGTGCCGAGGGCGATCCTTGAATACTCCCAGCTTGTCGTCCCATTCTTTCCTGTAGTGATCCAGATGCTTGATCCCATCCTTACAATGTTCTTCGTCAAACCAACAGAGAGGCAAAATGTCACGCACTGCCTGAATTGCTTCCAGCTTGTCGGGTACTCGCGGGACCACCTCAACCCTGAATCCTGCATCTTCGACAATTTCCCGGCGGCTTTTGTTATCCCCTCGGGTCAGGTCTACAACCTCGGCGTCGTGTGGTAAGTAAATGGTCGAGTACAGATAATCAAACTCGCGAAGTTTTCGTAGATAAAATTGGATCGATTCGCCGCTGTTTTCGTAGTATCGGATGAGCCTGTACTGTCCGTGCGCATACTGCATAAACCAGATCGACGTTGAGTCGTTGCGCCCCAAATCCCAGAACGTGAAGACCGGTAAACGCTCGTCATACGGAAGGGTTCGAATCTGGCCGCGCTGCCGGATCTGGCGCATCTGGCGCATCTGGCGCATCTGGCGAGCGTAATATGCCCCCTCAACAGATTGCTCAAACGCTTCCTTTGCGGTGCTCGGATACTCCCGCTTCATGTCCTCCTGAAGGACTTCAGACTTTTTGGCATACCAAGCTTTTTGATGATCATCCAGCTCGATGCCTTTCTCTGACTCCAGGCCGTCGAAGTACTCCTTTAGCTGTTCGCCAATCACAACGCCGTCAGGGTCCATCCTGTAATCAGAATTTCCCCACCACGGAAAGAAATGAAACTTAAAGTCGAGCGGGGTCAACTTTGAATCAGAAAGCTCCAGGTTTTCCGCTGTCTGGCAGTATTCAAAAAAGTAACCCTCCTGCCCTTCGGCTGTAGATTCCAGCGTTAACACCCCATCAAGTGGAACAGCCTCAAACGCGCCGGTAACAATCTCCTTAGCTTTGTCGGGAAACTTTCGGCAGATCTTGCCGAATTCAGAAACATGAAGTCTTTGAAGTGTCCCGCCTCGGTAACTGGTGCTGACTTTGATAGTTGAGCCATTGGAAAAACGGTAACTGCTGGTCGTATCCTCGACAGGCACAGGGAACAGCAGCCCCATCATGTCAAAGATGTTTTGCCACACCTTTGATCTGGCTAACCGGTCGTAAGCCAACTTAATCTTGTTGGTAAAAATGTCAGTTGCGTCAGTAAGGGTGTGGGCAATACAACCTGCCGCGAAGTTGTCGATAAACAAACAATCGTCGAGAGAGTCGATCATCTCGAAAGTTGTAAACCCAAGCTGCCGGGCCTTAAGGATAATGTTGCGGTTATGGCCGCGAATGTATCTTTCACGCTGAGCATAGTTAGGCCGAAATCTGACGATTTTCCCGACCTTATTCTTGACCTTATAGAGCACATTAAGCCTGAACCACTTGAGGGCGACCGCTCTGAGTAGGTCATCTTCTGGCAGCTTCTTAGCGTCATACAGCCTGATATAGTGATCAGCCTGCTTAACTTCCTGAGCCCTATTCATCATCACCGTCTGCTGCGCGTGCCAACAAATCTGCAAGGCTCCCTTTATGGGTGACCTCAGTTTCAACTTTCTCAGTGAATAGCTTCAGGTGCCGCCCCAGCTTGTCCAGTGCTGCCAACTTGTCGAGTGCTTTATAGGTCCGCTCGATGACAGCGGCCTGATCGTTTGCCTCTATCGTCTTTGTCTTCACTTCTGCCAGGCTGGCCGCCACTTCATCGGGCAGCTTATGGAGGGGGATCGGGTTCCCCTCCTCGTCCTCCAGGTGCTTGATATTGGCAAAGGCAACCTTCGCGATTTCCTGTAATACAGTGTCTGCCGTGATCTGAAGGCGCTTGCTCTGGGCCTGCTTAAGTACTGCAATGTAATCAGCTACATGCGGGCGCTGCAGAACGATATAGCCGTTCTTCTGGTGGTTAGCCGCATTCTTCATCTTGTAGCCCGCACGGCGCGACGCACCACCAGCGTTAAGATCTACGATGTATTCCTCTGCGAATCGCTTTTCGAGATCTGACAATCCTGTCTCTTTATCTTTAGCCATAGCTCATCCCTTACAGGTTATGGGGGCCAATGATCACGGAAACGTCATCAACCCCTTTGGTTTTTGCGTAGATGTAAGTGTTTGGGGCTGGCGATAGGCGAAGCATTGTTGACCGGGTAAAGTCCGGCACTTCGTCAATCTTCGCCAATGCTGTCGGGTCGCCGTCTTCGAACGATGCCAGCAAGGACACCGAGCCGCCGCCGTCGTGGAAAATGATTTGAACCTGTATGCCGCTGTCTTCGACCAGATAGCCTGTGCTGGTCTGATCTTGTGCGACATGATCCAAAACCTTATCAATTGTCATGGTCATGCTGATTTATCTCCATATGGGTAATCTGATGGGCTGGCGAACAGTCCGCTGTGCAGCTCCGCCCGCGACATTCGGGGCGGCCGTCCGAACACTCCAGGAATCGGACACGCCACCAATATCAAGGTTTGCAACAACAGCCGTTGCTTCTGAGCTGGACGATGTGAGCCTGATTCTCACCGTGTCATCTAACTGGACCGAACTGCCGACATTGGTCCACGCCCCTCCATTGACTGAAAACTCGGCGCTGGGATCACTGCCAGCCAACAGGGATATGGAGATGATTTGGGCGGGATCGATGCCGGTTACAGTGATTGGCTGACTGACGTATGACGAGGAAAGGGCCGCGCCAAACACGTCTTGAAAAGTGAAAGGGTCCGGGGTCAGATCCACGGTTGAGGCGGTCACGTTTACCGTCAGTGTCACCGTGTCGGCAGCATTCCCCGCTGAGTCGCTAACGTCATAATTGACCAGATAAGTGCCGGGTGTTCCGGTGTCTACAGCGTCACCACTTACCACAACACTGCCGCTAACATCGCCGTCAACGTCATCAGTCGCAGTGAATGACGGCGGGGTGTAGGTGTCCCCTTCGGTCAGATTAATTTCAAGAACTCCGCCATTAACGACCAGTACGGGAGGCGTCGTATCATTGGCCCCGATAGCTTCCAAGTAAGCTTGGCAGGCTCGGTATCCAACAGTGTCCAGGTCAGCATCAGTCTTGAAGTGCAGCCCATCGCCACTTACGGAAACGTCTATGTCAGTGTTGGGTATCGTGATGTATGCATGAGGGTTATTGGTTGCGACGTTAATCTGAGCCTGACGAACTGCCGCCTGACCAGTGGTTATCCCGTTGCCATCACTATCAGAATGAATGGTTTGTAAGGCAACGATTATCGTGATCGCTCCGTAATCGTTCCACATGTCATCGACCAACTGATTCAGCGCCGCCTCATACACCGCTATATCAGTATCTGCGTTGGACTCTCCCTGATGCCAAAACACGTAGTCGACGCCACCGAGAATGGCCGCACGACGATCAAATGAGTTTCTTAACGCCCCACCTTTCGCCCATTGCTCGATCCCTGTTGCACCCATTGGGCCAGGCAAAAAGCCCAAAGGCTGGTTTGTTGCGGCCATCGCGTGGTGGGCAAAGCGAAGCATAAATGAACCGCCCGCGTTGCTATCACTGGAAGCAGCATCAACCTGGCCCACGTTGCTGTCCCAGGCGTCTTCTAATTCCTGATAACCATCGGCATTAGTGAATAACAGGTGACGCTCGCCACTATCGCCCCGCTCGTATGTCTGTGGATTATCCCCGCGCCCAGACATGTTTGACTGACCGAGCCCCGCCGCCACCGGTACGACAGAATAAAAATTGGCCGTTGCTGTAATCGCGTGATTGTCCGCCAGGCGCACCTCAACAGTGTGCTGCCCATAGGGAAACGTAACGTCAAACGAATACGGCCCAACTTCAGGCGAAGCCCCGGTGATCCATGCGCCACCGTTCACGCTGTATTCAATCGCGGTTGTGGACACGTTCAATTGACCGAACACTGGAAGCGTAGCGTTACCGTTGACCGATTTCCGAAACACGAAATCCTGAATGGTAAGAGGTTCAGTCGCTGCAGTAACAAACCGCACATTATCCAAGCTTGGCGCGGTTCCGCTGGTTCGCATCCCCATACGGGTCGCAGTTTCAGCAAATGACGAGGAGTGAATGAACGCCTCAACACCGTCCAGATAGGCGGTTATGGTGGACCCTGACAAGTTAACCGATACCTGATAATCATCATTTCGGCCAAATGTAGGAAAGGCATAACTCTGGACAGAGGTCCACGACCCTGATTGACGGCGGTATAAGCGTAATTCAGCGGCCGATGACGAGAGGATGTATATGCACACAAGCCAAAAGTTGTTTACATCGATGTAACGGCAAGCCAGACCGTAAAAGCCCGCGCTATCCCCGCCACAATTGAAAGTGGCTGACAACGTGCCGTTACTTGCGCCAGCGTCAAAACTGGCTACCCATTTGGCCCCGGTTGGGCTGGACCCGGTAGCCTGAAGCTTTCCCCCTGTCGCGGTAAACTGCCCGTTTTCCTCTGTCCATTCAGGAGGCAATGCCAGATCGTCAAATGAAAACAGCGTCACGCCTTCCGGGAAAGCGTGAGACGCCGCGCCCGTCGCGGTCTGTGGGGCTTGTGTCGAAATGATTTTCGCTGAGCCATCGGGCGGAGAAAACGAGGCCGTGCCTGTTGCGGTCTGGGGTGCCTGAGTGGAGGTGATGATGTTTGACGCCGCTATGTAGATCCATTGGCTGTCGTCGCCCGCGAAGTTCGTCAACGCCCCGTCAGTTGAGCCACCGCCCAGGGAATCGACAATAGTCAGGCCTGATCCTTCATCCACTGGATAGAACCGGTTACTTGCAGGGGTGTCGGTGTCTTTTAACTCAAGCTCATGCAGCGTAAACGCCCCGTAAGAAGCGGTAGCCCGGCGACCAATCCAATCGAAGGCAAACGAGCCTGAGCCGTCAGTGATCTGAGCAACGCTAACAGAATCAATAAACAGCTCAGCGCCATAGTTGAAGCCGTCAAACGTCATTACTGCATGCAGATCGTAGACTCTGCCCACTTCCCAGGTAATGCCCGAATCAAAATCAATCCTGTGAGATGTGCCACCGCCCTGAATCCGTACATCTGGACTACTGCCAGGGTTAACGTAAAGCCGGTTGTTTGAGTTGCCGGAATGACCAAGCAGGTATGTCAGGCTCAAGCTGGCCAGCTCAAACTTTACCCGCAATTCCCAACGGTTGGACGACGGCACCCACTCAGGAATGACAATGTGATCATTCGAGCCGTCAAACTGGATCGCATACTCTGCCATAACAGCCCCTAACGCTTAGACTTGGTGCGTGTAGCTGCTGACAGATACTGGACCGCCAGAAACCAGGTTGGTTTCATCCATTTCTAAAGATTCACCAGACCCTGTACTCCCTACAGTTCCGGCCGTAACCACGCTTAAGCCGTCAGACTTTACGGTTTCATATTTCGCTGCCTGCCCATCAGCATCAGCGCTTGAGTCGTCAGCGATTGCGTTAAAGGTAAGCTTGCCGTTGACGGCAGCCGGGGCGGATGTTGCCGACAGTGCGCATGTAGCCAGCAACACGTCAGCGGAGGTCAAGAATCGGATAAATCCGCCATCAAGTAGGCGGGCCATAGCGTCGGCTTGAGCGTTTTTAGCCTCCGCTGAAAGGGTAACTTCAGTTCCCATAAAACCCTCTTATTATTCTTATTTTGGGTTATAAGTTATTGTTTTTGTTATAGACTCTCTGTCATTTGTTCCCCGCGCCGCTCCTTACGCAGATTTCGATAACCGGCAGCCCTCATGCGGGCTTTAAATTGCCGGTACATTGCCAGTGATGTGATGCCCGGATCTGCTTTGAAAAGCTCTATCTGAATATCATCATCACTGTAAGTAACAACCAGGCTTCCTACATAAGGCGCCCGGCTGTCATAACACGCTTGCGGAGTGGCCCCCGCATCGATTGGATAACCGCGAAAAAACGACATGCGCCGCCTTTCCCCGTTTCTAATCACCTCCCCTCGATCTTCTTCATGAATGTGATACATGTTCGCCTCGCTTGCCGTACCACATCACCGGCTTATTGTTATTGTTCGATCTTGCTTACGTAATACTCTGACTTGAGATGCTCCAGCATGCCGACCATTTCAAAAGCTCCTGCGCCAGTATCATCCCAGCCACTCACAACGGCGCGAGAGTTTATGCCGTAAACAAATCCAAAACCTGTAATAATTCCTGATTTGGCATCCTTGAGGATGTCCTCAAGCAGTTCTACAAGCTCTTGATTAGCGGCCCCCATCTTTCTCTCCTTCCATTACTTTTACCCTCAGCTCGTGATATTCAGCGTATCGCTTATCTCTGCGCCGCTGGTAGTACCAGTTGACGGCAAATGTCGCGAGCGCCAGCGCAAAGCCCAGAAGTGCAAGCCACTGGTTAAGCGTTAAGGTGCCGTATATCGCCACGCCTGAATTAACCGCATATGACGCGGCCGTTGCTGACTTGTCTGGCATGCTCACTTTTCCCTCCCTAGCCATTTGTTTTTATCACTGCTTCCCTTGGTTGTGCCCACCCAGTAAGCACAAGCCGACGTGAACACGCCCATGACTTGACCAACGATCAAATAGACCACTTCACTCGTTTTCTCGTTGGGATCACCAAACGCCAACAGGTAGAACATGCCGCTAACCATAACGATTGAAGCAAGCGTTAAAGCGGACGGCATCCAGTGGGTTTTATGGTTCGCGCGGGCGTCTGATCGATCCAGACGGCGGGATTCTTCCATCTTGAACATGAAATCTTGCAGAGACTCCGCCTCTCTGATTTCAAACTCTCTCAGCTTCAGGGCGGCTTGTGGGTCGCTTTTTAAGGCTTTCGCTACTTCGTCGGGCTTGCTGTTTACTCCAAACAAAGACGCTACAGCGGTCCCCAGAACCGCTCCACCAGGGCCACCCAAAAGCGTACCGATGGTGGGAGCCACCTTACCAACAGTTTTGCCGATGTCTGACCAGTTCATGAACGTCTCCATGCTCTAACATCGAAACAGGGGCAATCTTTATGGACGCCCGGCAAGTCACGGTGACCAAGCACCTTAGCGCCAGGATAGACATGTAATTGGAAATCGATCAGCTTACGGAGGGATTCAAATTGTTCGGAAGTGAAATTGTCTTCAGGCTGGCCGTCCTCATCAAGGCCACCAACCAGGCAAATGCCCACGGACTTGTCATTGTAGCCAAAGGCGTGCGCTCCCTGGCCGTGCATGTTGCGGCCCTGTTCAATGCCGCCGTCACGCTCAATTACCCAGTTATACCCGATGTCAGACCATTTGCGCTCGTCAACATGCCACCGGCGAATGTCGTCAACGGTAACCTTCTGATCTGCTTTCGTGGCTGAACAGTGAACAACAATGTAGCCGGTTTCTGCTCTGCGCATATTCATCACCATTTTTTATTATTTTTATTGGATGTATAAATATGACTAATATTCTCTAATCAAAAAGAGAGATTTTAGGCATAAAAAAACCCAGCTCTGGGATCAGGGCCGGGTTTTCTCAATTGTGGTAATTTTAACCGGGTTTTTGCGTAAATGGAATGACACAATCTCTGCGCCATTTAAAGCAATCTCTTTCTAACTACTCTGTTTGTGTTGAGTCAACGCCCCCAGAATACTTCGGCTTCCTCTCGAAATCTCGAATGACTTTACCATAGAACCTCTCGTGAGCATCGGCGATTATCATTATTCTGCTTGTTGCTCCAAAAGAGGTAAATATTGCTAAAAGTAGAATCAGCCATCGAACTATAGAGGCTAGATTATATCCCGGCGGCAAACCTAGATGAGGCATTGCAAGCGAAATCCCAAATGCCATCAGCGTAATTATCATAAACATAAGCGCAACGAAAATTTCGTACACATATATGTGTACATGCTTATTCATGAAATCTATCTTTCGATCCCGTACAGACCTCTTTATCGCTTTCCATTGATCAAATTTTTTTGATATCCGAATTGACTTAGGCAACAGCCAATAGAATGCAAAGGCAGAAGCGATGCCGATAAGCATTCCTATGAACACAGACGTGAACCACCAGCCCGGATCTGCCAGCAGATTTTTAATTTCCATTATCTTTCTCTCCTTACACTGGCGCCCTCAACAATGGCAATGGTATTTCGAATTCTTTTGCAATCCATCCTGTGGCCAGGACAATGGCCGCGATACCAACCCCGGTCAACATGCGAAATACCAAATATCTTAATCTCTCACGCAGATCCAGTTTAGCCACAAGTCGCTCCTCCTTGAGGTATTCACTGTGTTTTGAGTAAAGTTTTTGATATTTCTTATTAAGCCCGTCAACCAAATCCGTATATTGACCCATAAGTGTCCTATATCTTTCCTCAGGCGTCTCTTTGTTGTATGCAGCACCATGCTTCAATGTAGTTCTCAAAAGGTTGTCCAGCTGCTTACCATACTCTTCCGGTATTAAAATTGAGCCTGACTTCCAGATCTTCTCTATTTCCTTAACCTTTCCGACTACCCTATTTGCCATCTCACTCGCCATAGCCTCACCATTCCGTGATTTCCTATAACCTTTTAGGAAATGTCGCACAGCAACACCTCGCTCAAGTATTTAGTATAGCTGCCATCACTCGCACGGATGCCTGAAGATAATTGCAATGGATGCCTAGTGATAGCGGCCCGGTTGGGTCGCCCCTCCTTTATGGCCGCTCAGCCGTTCGGATGATTGGCCAAACTGCGCGCAATTGATAACATGTTGCCTCAATTTGGAATGGAATTGAGAACGCCGATTCTCGTTAGTATTAGACAAGGAAACTTCTCGTGAGCAGGGCTGCAAAAGACTTAAAGTACGCCAATATTCGCCGGGCGGTATATGAAGAAACCGTCAAGTATGCTGGCAACCCATCCCTCAAATTAACCGAAATCAATGAACACGCTTTACAACATCACGCCAAATGGCCTGACATAGGAAGAGAGCCCCCCAATGGTGGCTGGGACTGGCGCAGCTTTATGATGGGCAAATACAAAAAAGAATCTGCTCGCTTTGAACTGGCAATCTGGCACAGGGATCAGCTTTGCGGGTTGAGTGCTGGGCTTCCATCAGGAAGTAAAATTTTGTTAAAGATTGAGTTAATTGAGGGAACCACCGCATCACCAAACCCGCTTAAAAATAATATTGTGCCATTAACTCTAACCTGCGCTGAATTGTATGGCATTGCCATCGGTTCTGAAGAGGTCCGAATTACAGAGCCGGTCAGCGGGCTCATAGGGTACTATGAGAGCTTCGACTACACTTATGTAGCAGGCAATAAGCGGGAATCAGACTATTTAGTAAAAAGGATAGAAGATTAAATATGAGCGGGCAAAATAACGAAAATCAGAAGGATATTGACGTTGCTGAATCTTTACAAAAGATGCGTAAATATGCTACTAAGAAAGGGCACCAAGTAAGAAAAGCTGTCCCGGTTCCAAAAGGTGCAAAGGGCATGATTGCCGGGAAGCCCAAAGATATTATGTAAGTTTGTGAAGGAGGGTTTATGCCCAACAAACAACAGAATGAGTTAGATATGGAAGCGTTACGGAAGCGCATGGCGGCTCATGCGGCTAAATCTAACTATCTTCAAGTACCTTGTCCTGATGATTTGGACTTGAGGGGTGTGCTTGCGGGAAATCCAAAGAAGCTAACCAAAGAGCTGTCATCCGGTAAGCGGTCCGCTCCCACTATCACTAATACTTAATCACTCATATCAGTAAGAGAGCGCTTACAGAAGCACGCCTACCCTCTCTTACTATGTTTTTCCGAGTAGCGCCTTAATAATGCGGTTAGGGCGCTCACCTTCCCCTTAACATGCTCTTCCAAAAGGAACCGCTTGCCCTTGTACTTGATCACTGGCCAAGGAAAGGACGTTGACGACTCCTGACCGCACTTAGAACACTTCACATCCCAGGTTGTGGGGTGCGTATGAATAATTTGCTCTTCCATCCATTTATCAGTTCTTTCCGCGTGCCGGTCAAGCGTCCTGAGAACCCCACCGCACTCGCAAAGCTGCTCAATGAATTCGACTTCAACGGTTTTTGACTTGGTTTCCACTGTAGAAAAGCTCAAAACTGTACATTCAAACAGTATAGAGCTTATTTATTCAGGCGGGATCTGGCAAGCGTTGATCGTTTACAATCATTTTTGCTATCTGTTTTGAGAGCTTTTCAATTAGAAAAGCTTTGGGTACTTCCTGCATCGCAGTCTTGGAAATGGTGTAGCCGTAGCGATTACCATCCGCCGTGAACTCATAATGAATGGCCCTATCAATCGTTTCTCTGACCACAGGTGACATTTCGATATTTATCAGCATCTCAGGAATATATTCATGATGCATCATAAGATCTGTATCAGTGATAACTCCCCACGCATGGTTCGAGATCATGGCGGCTCTTGTTGGCGGCTCCCTGAAGTCAATCTTTTGTGGGTCCAGCCCCACAAAAAACTCTCCAGCCACCCTACGAACATCAGCCAGAAGAGATCTGACATGTCGCGATCTTGAGACTTCCTGTCTCGCATTCTCTGCATGGTAATCCCTTGATCCCTTCAGCTCTGCTATCTGCTGCTTTAACTCCCGCTTTTGGTTTCTTCCGAATCGTTTACTCATAGGCCACCCATTATTATTTTTCTTCTATCCAACCCCAGCCCCAGGACTGAAGCATGACCAATTTCTGATGAGGGCTTATATCCTCGTCCTGCCTCTTATAAGCTTCTACCTCGAAAGGGTTTCTCTTATACCCATAGGCAACTTGAAACCACAAATATGTGACATAGAAGTTCCACCACCCCAGGCGACGAACCTGCTCAACGTGTATAAGTTCGTGTTTAAAAAGCTTCGGAAACCAGCTCGCCTCCTTGCATTGCTCGACGCTATGCTTGAAGAATATAAACGGGTAGATGGTGACAGCATCCACGCCCAGAAGGCGCGGAATCCATGATCTGTATTTAATGCGTAGCTTCATTATCCGTATCCCGCTTCCCAATGGTCAGCCCATTAACAATTGAAGCAATGCGACTGCCAATTTCCCTAACGACGCGAACCTTTGCCTGATTCTCATCCAGTCCCGCGTTAAGTCCCTCCTCTACCATTAAGGATATAGCGGCAAATTGTAGTGACTGGTACGCCAGGGAAAACCCATCAACTCCCCACTCGGAGCTGTCCCTAAATTGGTCAAGCGCGTCCTGCCGCAACTTCTGGGCTGTTAGATTGTATGCCTCGATGTATTTTGCTTGGGTCTCTGGTGACATATCGGTTTGTTGGTTGCTCTCACTCATCATACTTTCCTCAGCTTTTCGCCAGCTTGTTGTAATACAGCACTTTCCAGCTCCTGCAGGCGGGAGCGGACAGACTCATAAACTTTGCGATATTTGCGGTTACGGAACCGGTGACGATCGATCCGTGCCATTGTGGCAATTCGGTTATCTGTCAGCCGATCAAACCCTTTACCCTCGCACTTGTAACAGGAATAGGTTACCTCCTGCGTCTTGCTTTTCTGGATGCGGCGACCTTTGCAGGCTTTACAGCGGGTTAACTCTGGCTCGACTTCAACAGCTACCACCACACCCGCAAGCCGGTCAGCTTCACCTTGTTCGACCCGGGAAGCTTCGCCCATTGCTAAAAACATGCTTGCGGTCATGCTTGTAGCAATGCGTCGGGATTCACGGTCAGACGCGTATTTTGCAAGTGCAAGGTAATACCCCGCGTTGCGCTCAATCCCGGCCAATGACATCGACGTTGTTGCCGTCCGGTCAGACCCTCTTGCCATATCACACCCAAGAAAAACCGGCTCACCGGGTGAGTGGGAAACTGTCTTTGATAGTCTCTCTGCAATCTCGCTCATAATCTCCCCTTCAGGCTGGGTACTCTCTTCACAATGTCGATGGTCACCGGGTAAAGCGCCTCAACCTGTTTCTTTTTGATTTTGAATGTCTCGGTTTCCTTCCCTTTCGTGTCCACAAATGAGACAGCCCCGTCTTTCCAAAACACCTGAAAATCACAGCGGTAAGTTACTCCGCCAGGCAAATCAAAGGGAACTTGTCGCAGAAAGTACTTTACTGCTCCGATTGACTTTGCCGCCTTCAGGTACTCGTAGTAGCCACCCTCCAGCTTTGACGGGAAGCGAATCCCGTCAATCACCGTTGAGTGGGCGTTATACTTACCCTGCCTTTTGGCTTTGGGCTTCATCATTAGCTGCTTGTATTGCTCTATGCTGATGCTGCTCATATGCCTTTAACCATTTATCAAGATGACAACGAAACCACCCGCCTCGGGACTTTTTGGGAGCCTTGATACCCATAAGTTCACCGGTGCGCATGGCTTTAAGAAATGTTGAGTAAGGAACACCCAGATAAGTCGCGGCGGCCGTATCCGGCATTGATGCGTTTTCCCACCCAGATTCTGCATTGGCTCTCGCGCCTTTCAGTCCGATTGATGGCGCGCAGTAAGGCAATGTTTCTATTGCTCCACCTTTTTCCAAGAATGCGGCCACATCTTTCTCAAGCTCAGCCCTTGCCATTTCTCGGGCCTCTCTTCCGCTACTGATGGTCTCGTCTGCCACTCTCCAGCCGCCATAAATGTTATTTACTGACATAGGTATCCCCTTGGTATGTGTCTATCGATTCCGCGCGATTGCGCCCAGGTGAGTAATTCCGCCGGCGGGACATCCGCCCAGCTTTCATATCCGAGTTGGTTTTTGATCATGAAGCGAGACCAGCCGTGTAGGTGCTTAACCCGTTGTTCGTCCCACCACTCGCGGGGAGCTATTGCGGACTCCCCTTCCTGATGTTGGCGGACATGGACTGAGTGAAGCAGGGGAATTGCTGAATACTGCGGCTTTATCCCGGTGCCGGCCCCATTCGCTACCCGGCGAACATGGGCAGCTTCAACCGGGTCGTCTTCTGTTCCATCTCTGCCGGTATAGGCGCACTTTTGAAGGCGCAACCACTGCAAAAACTTTTCGTCAGAGCCTGCCGCCGCCCAGACTTCAGGAGCCCTGAAGAAACTGGACTGATACAAAATCTTGGCTTGCTGGCCGAAAGGTTTCGCACTGTCAATCATGCGTTGCTGCATCTGAGACTGGGCAGCAGCATCCGTTAGCCTGACCATTGCGCCAGCCGCCCCAGGCACACCAAACAATTTGAATGCATCCTGAGCATCCCCCGGTTCAACATCTACCGAAATCCTTAAGGTGCCATCAGCCATGGTTTTGACGGACCTGGACACGAAAGGAATGATGTTTTCTTCAGTCATCCCGCACCTCCAAAAAGCGAAGGTTGCCCTATGCGATCGGAGGTCATCGGGTTTAACCAAACACACTCTACTGCTACTTTGGTGCCTTTCTGGGCCGCCGCTCTCGCAAAGCGTTGGTGCTTATGCCAGCCTTTAAGCATGTCGTTGTATAGTTCTGAGTCGTACCCGCTTATCAAGACATAACCCGGTACCTTTTGAATTTCGGCTAGCAGTTGCTCGTGCTCATCACAAGTCATCTCATGCCTGTAGTACCTATGCCCGTTCATGACACGAGTCTCAGGTAGATAAGGCGGATCCAGATAGGTAAGGCTGTCAACAGTCGCGTGCTGCTCAATCACTTCTCGAGCTGGGCGATTTTCAATAACAACACCTTGAAGCCTTTCGCAGAAACTGCGGATGTTGCTTGGGTACTTTTGCCAAACGTGACCTGCCAAGCTCCACTCTCGATTAGAGTCCGATCGGAAGCCTGAACGACACTTTGTGGCAGCGGCTGAACCAAACCCGGCAGTTGCTCGAAAAAGGGTTCGTCTTGCCCTCTCAACCGGATCAGTAGATGAATCATCTTGAGCAATTTCATATTCCGATCGAGCAAAAGGGGTAAGCTGACATGCAAATTGCAATTCTTTGGCAAGATCAGGATCTCTCAAAACTCTAAATACATTCACAACGTCTTCATCCAAGTCGTTATAAACCTCGGCATAGGAGCGCGCTTTTTGCATGAGCACACTGCCCCCACCTCCAAACGGTTCGATGTATTTCTGATGCTGCGGGAAAAAACCGACTAGCCACTGATACATTCGAAATTTTCCTCCGAAGTAACGCATAACCGGACTCGTAACACTCACTCTTCGCTCTCCACTAACAGATAAGCTGTTGGGTAGGTGTTTGGGCATCTCGTGGCCTTGCCCTGGGCAACCAAAAGTTTCAGCGCCCCGTTTACCCGCTCAACGCCAATATTCAGATCCATTCCGATTTCATCCGAAGTTGAGGATTCAACCGGATCCAAAAACTCAAGTACTAAACGCTGATCTTTTGTCATTCTTCTTCTCCTGCCAGCAGAACCAGAGAGCACACAACTAATGTTGAGGCCCAGGCTGAATATTCTTCACGAATGTTGTAATACTTCCGGCTGAACGCTGCCCGACATCCTCTAAAGAACGGCCAGAAGAACAGAGCCAGAGTGATCAATGTCATAAGCAGGGGCAGATAACGACCCCGAAGCTTTTTCATTAGGTTCATGCAGTCTTAGCCTCGGTTGGTTCTTGTTGTTGTCCAAACTGCTCAGTGAAGTTCGCAGCGACCAAGGCGGCTGCTAAGGGCGGGCATACAGAGTTACCGCACATCCGGACTTGAGCGGCTTTGCTTAATTTCTTGCCGTTGGGCAAGCGGTCGTGAATGTAGTCAGAAGGAAAACCCTGGGCTCGGTATAGTTCGTGCGGCTGAAGCATGCGCATTCCGATATCGACAATCCGGTAAAGCTCGCCCTTGACAACAACTAAGCCTATGCGGTCCTTAGTGGGGATTGTGTGCATAGGATCGGTAAGCTCTGCCCACTGTCCGCCTTCAGAGTAATATTTCATTAGGAAGGCGCGGACCTCTCCAACGTGATTACCTCCAGCCGTTACCGTGGGCAAAGGCGCATCGACCCTCTGGCCGTCTCTACAGGTTCCCCGTAGTTTTACGAGGTTGCTTGTGACCAGAGCGTGACTATCCCGCGTAGGGACGGTGTGCAAGGGGTCGTCCGCCTCACTGCCGATAGATTTGCCGAAGTATTTAGACAAGAAGGTTGAAACAAGTTGGGTTTTCCCCTGCCCCCCGGCCATTACGGTGCCAACCGGGTCGCTTGCTTTACTTCCAACACTCTGCCCAAAGTCACGCTGAATATGAGCTGTCACCAGTGAGTGATGATCAACTGTCGTAACGGTTCCTGTGGGCTTTTCAATCTCTGAGCCCACAACACCGGTGTAGTGTTTCGCAAGAAACGCACTGACCATTGCAAAGTGTCCACCCTTCACTTCAGCGCATTGGGTTCTCAGTGGGTCATTGGCCGCCATGTTTCTTTGATTGCTCGCGTTTGCATGCTCGGTGATAAATGGAGCAACCGAGGGTATGACAATTCCGGCACCATTTTTTGAAGTGAGAGTGTGCAGTGGTGCGCTTTCCCGCTGCCCCCTGAACCCCTCGCCGCCATGATTAACTTTCACAATAAACGGATTGGGGCTATCCACTACAAAGCGCTGAATACCCTTGGCAATTCGCTTCAGGGTGTTCTCAGCCAGTGGCTTGTTACGCTCAAAAATCGACGGGCATGGAATTGACCAATCAATAATGTCCGCTGCTGTTAACCAAGGCTTCAGCTTTCTGCTTTTTACAGCCTCTGAGTTTGGGTCTCCATGGGTGACCTTCGGCCAGACAATCGGTGCATCATCACAACGAGCGACTAGGAATAATCGTTTACGAATTGTTGGCGTACCGTAATCACACGCCCGCAACTGGCGGTATTCAACCCTGTAACCCTGGCGCTTAAGTGCCCTTACAAAACTCTTGAATGTTCTTCCCTTCCTCCGCTTACAGGGGAAGCCTTCTTGGTCCAGCGGTCCCCAGTCTATGAATTCCTCAACATTTTCCAGACAAATAACGCGAGGCTTTACCGTCGCAGCCCAACGAATTGCCACCCAGGCAAGCCCCCTTATCTTCTTCTCGCGCGGCTTCCCTCCTTTGGCCTTTGAATGATGCTTGCAGTCTGGTGAAAACCAAGCCAGCCCAACTGGCCGACCCGCACACACTTTGCGCGGATCCACTTGCCAAACGTCTTCACAGTAATGCTCTGTCACTGGATGATTGATCTTGTGCATCTCGACCGCTTCAGGGTCGTGATTGATTGCAATATCCACCGGGCGACCAACCGCAATTTCAATTCCCGTTGAAGCACCACCACCACCGGCAAAGTTGTCAATAATTAACTCGCCCTCAAAGCCAAGCCCTAACTGGGGAATATTTCGGTAATTAGTAAAACAGGTCATCTTTCTTACTCTCTTCACCAATAGAATGCGTGGTCACGCCCGCCCTGTGAGCTGCAATCCCTAAAGCCTCGATCCAGGCCATATGCCCGCCCTTTCGGGGAGCTTCAGAGATGCAACAGCCGCTTGCATTTCAGCGAAGCTGACAAGGAGGTCACACACGGTGCCCGATAACGCCCACGCTGCAGGGAATTTTCAATGTCCGCCGTTCACCTGCCCTCGACGGTCCCGGTAATGCTGGCCGGGCTCCCAATCAATTAGTTGATTCCGGTCGAGCCAAAGCCGCCGGCACCACGTTCGGACGTGCAGGAAAATTCGTTTACAAGGTTGAAGTTGGCCCGGACAACGGGTGTGATGATTAGTTGAGCGATTCTGTCGCCATGGCGAATAATCGATGGAGCGTTATATGAGTCGGAATTTGGCCGCTTGCATAAACACACCTTCAACTCACCTTGATAGTCTGAGTCAATCAGGCCGGTCCCATTGCCAAGCACCAATCCCTCTTCGACACCCAACCCAGAGCGTGGAATGATGACAGCCGAAAGATTCGGGTTATTCAGATGAATTGAAATTCCGGTGGGGATTAACACCTGTTCACCGGGGCGAAGCGCAACGTAATCAACCTCTGCAAGCCATGCGCACAGATCCAGCGCCGCTGCCCCCTTAGTTTTGTATTCCGGCACCGTCGCCCCGGGGCGGACTTGGCGTAATTCAATTTCTGTTTCTAGCAACATGTGGTTCTCCAGAGATTCTCTGTTAGGCAAGCGAAGCAATCAGCTTCGACAGGTTTTCGCGCGCCAGCTCCCGGCGACGTTCTGTAACTTCAGGCGGAACCGGCAAAGCCCGCTGTAAATACTTGTGTGACTCGATTGCTGCCCCCTTGGTAATCATTCCCTCAGTGTTTCGATTGAGCCCTTTGGCAAGCTTGATAAACTTCCCCAGGGTCGGCGGCATCTCTGCCCCTTCTTCCAGCAGGCTATGAAATGCATTTCCTATCTGATGCTCTGAATATCCTGAAAGCGCAGCGCTCCAGGTTTTGTAAGCTTCGCCGCTAACGTCTCCAAACTGTCGCACCCAGGACGCCCCGTAACTCTCAGTCATACGCCGCCAGAAACGGAGCATCACCGCCTCGTGCCTGAGCTGCTTGGATCTGTCGATATTCTTCTGCCAGCTCTCGCTCTCGTTCTGCGGCGACGCAACCAGCGCGATCAACTGTTGATTGCTTAAATCCTTCGGGCTGTGCATGTGTTCTTCTCCCGTTTGCGTCCCACTCAATTGCTGCTTGTAAATAACCTTCGAACTTCTCGGGCGCGAATAAGGTTTGGGGGCGTAGGTATTCGGACATTTCCGAATCGTTGGCCCATTTGCTGACGCGGTGGTCAGTAACTATGTTGAGCTGTTCAAGGGTGAAGCCTTCTCCAAGTCGGCCGTTGATAAACTTCAGACTTGCTTTTGATGTGCGAAAGCTTCGGCCAGTGGATTGATTGAGATGATCGATAACTCGCTTGGAATCGTCGGAGGGGATAGGTTCGGCTTCAGCCGGACTATGTCTCTTATTCTCTTTAATACTTGAATGTGAATGTGAATGTGAATGGCATTGCTGGGGCATTGCTTCTTGAATGCTTGGGGCATTGCTCGTTGCATCACTTGAGCTGTTCTTGTTTGATTTCTGATCATTCTTCCATCTTGCAGCGGCTGCCTTGGCTGCTTTTGCCCTACTTTTTTCCATCCGTTGAGTAGCTTTTTCCCTCTCCTCATCAACTCTTGCATGCTTAAGGGTTCCTTCATGAATGCTAAAAAAATGCTTCAAGCATTCCTTGTTGCTTTCCCATTTCTCAGGCGACATCTTGCAAATATTGGCAAGTACCTGATCGTTATCTGGCAAAGGGCCGTTCATCCAATAATCAAAAATCAACAGTAGATACGCGCCGTGCTGTTCAGTCGTCAGGCGCGAAGTTGCTGCAAGGTAATCACCGATGAAAAACGGCATGAATACGTCAGGCTTCATAGACCACCCATGAACTGCAGGAAGCAATAAACCCCACCAACCAGAGTCCCTCCAGCCGCTGACACGACCCCAAGACTTGTAATCACCATCGTTGTGTTCACCAGATCTTCTCCTGCGACTCTCAATAGATTCTCTTGCGATTAAAAAAGGGGGGGGCACTATCGCGCCCCGTCACTCCGAAATAAGAAAGCAAGGCAAGCTTGGTGAGTGATCTATAAAAGGTTTCCCGAAACCCTTGATAGTCTTCTCCCGGCCGATTCCGTCTGTACGGCCCCATCGCTAAGCAGGGGTGTGCTGGCGGTCTAACCAAGCCTGTTACTCCTTACTTTGTAGAATCCGCGCCCCGCCCCTCTGGCGTGTTGTCAAACGGGAAACGGACTCTAAAAAGGCCTCTCGGAAGACGTGAGAGGCAAGACGGGCTCTTGACTAATGCCTTAAGCTGAAACAGGCCACGCTGTCATAGCTGTGATCTGCAATAACACTCATTCCCAGGGCGGTGGCTTCCATAAGCACTTCTTCCGCCTTCTGTCCATCTGCCGCCAATTCAGCCGCCAGAACGTTAAGCTCTTCCTGAGAAATCCCGATTTCTTTATTCGCTTTACTCATTGATTCCTCTTCGATTCCTAATAGGTTCTGTAAACAAAGATTCTTTCGTGAATCTTCCGTGGTCTCAGTCGCTCAACTACTCTTTAGGCTCGTCGGACTGATATGCGAGCGAGATATGGGCTTTGGGTTCAATGGCTTGTTCCAGCAATTTCCTGCGGATGGACTCGGCAACATCAAAGCGCCGCTGGCTTTTTGCCATGATGTACATTCCAATCAAGGCAGCGATTCGTGTGTATTCAGCACGGCTTGCATTGTTCAGGTCGGCCATCGACTCAATCAGATCAAGCTCCACGTCATCGACGCGTACTGTGTAAGGGTTAGCCTTCAATTTGCGGGCTGGGATGTAATTAGAAAAGTTGCTAACAGCTGTCATACTCATAGGGGGGTCACCTCTCTCCTTTTTAGAACTTCGTACATGCGGGACCAGGGAAAATCTGGCGCGGCCTCTTCCATCGTTACCTGGCCGTTTGAAATGTCCTCCAAGGCAACTGCTCTCTCTGCAGTAATTGGCCGGTCACCAGAAATGATCATGCAAAGGTAAACAGGGCTTATTTCCAGCTCGGAAGCCAACTGCTTGCGCTGACCTCTTGGCAGGCTTTCGTAGTAGCTCTTTGGGTCCATAACCTTGGGCTCAATAGTTCGTCATTTGGTTAACTTTAAGTTTACCCTTTGGTTATGTTAACGACGACTGGTAACTTTTTGTTGAAGATTACGTAAAAGTGAAGGAAACCATATAATTTGCGAAACGAGATTTGGGCGGAGTGAAATGGTTAGGGCTTCAGGGGATATACTGATAAGGCGAGTTCGCCAAGAAAGGCTAAGGCAGATAATTGATCAGCGTTTTGACGGCGTGGCCAAAGACTATGCCGCCGCCGTTGGCATTGCTCCCTCTCAACTTAGCGGATACTTGAGCAACAGCCCTTCTTCTCGGTCAGTTGGAGAAAAAGCGGCAAGGAATTGGGAAGAAAAGCTGGGATTGGATAGCGGTAGCCTAGATGATCACAGACTACTACCAGCAGAAAAACAGCGAGACCTTGGCTTTGTGCCCGAGGCGCTGAATAACCGCCCTACATCCAATAACCAGACTGGCATCATCGTAGATGAACTGCTCCGCGAGAGAGGGTTTGACTCAGAAAGCATCACTTGGTTTACCCAGCCAGATTCAAGCATGCAAGCACGAATACCAAGGGGCTCATTGGTAGCGATAGAACCACGGAAAGATATTCTTGATGGGAATCTTTATTTGATCGGCTTGCAAAATGGTCAGCGGGTTATTCGCCAGGTATTTCACGACCCCGATGGTTCATTCCTCCTACAGCCAGAAACCCCCTCCTACCCGGTCCATAAGCTTAGCGGCGACCAAGTGAAGGTTATAGGTGCTGTCGTTTGGTACGGCGCTTTTATAGATTAGATCCGCGCCATTAATCCTGACCGGCAGTTAATAGATGAAAGATAGATCAACAGCTCATCTCGTAAGACGTGAGAGGCTCAAGCAGATTGTTGCTCAGATGTTTAATGGGAGCCAAAAAGCATGCGGTGATGCAGCGGGTGTAGCACCAGCAAGAATAAGCAACTACTTAAGCGACAACCCTAAGTCGCAATCAATGGGTGAGCGTGCTGCACGGATGATTGAGGAGCGGATAGGACTGCCAGAAGGCTCGCTGGACGATGCCAACCAACTACCGACCGAACTGCAAAGGTCAATAGGAGTCCTCCACTGTTCAGCAGTTAGAGCCAATGAAGCTGCCGACCCGGAAGCCATAGCAGGCTGGATGCTTCAGCAACGAGGATATGATCTATCTAGAATTATTTGGTTCACGCAACCAGACTCAAGCATGAGTGCTCGTATTCCAAAGGGTTCGATCGCCGCTGCGCATTCAGGTGGCGACGTAGTTGATGGGGATTATTATCTGCTTAAGTTTCCGTCAGGCCGAAGAGCGATTAGAAGGATCTTTGTTGATCCGGCTGAGGGTAATTTAGTAATTCAACCCGAAAACTCTCAATACTCCTCGCATGTATTCGCAAGCGAAAAGGTCAAGGTTATCGGTCAAATAGTTTGGTATTGCACATTTCTGCACTGAAACAAAAAAAGCACAGCGCAGACTTAAGATTTATGGTAAAAATCGCCCAAAAGGTTTACCTGCTGTAGAGTAGTATGATGATTCTAAAAAAGATTCTAATTGTGGACGACGTGGAGGCCACAAGAGCGCTAACATCTGTATCCCTTCGCATCGCGAGGGTGATAGACAGCGCGAGCGTTATAGATGAGGCCGATTGTGCTGATGCCGCCGTGAGCCTGCTTGCTACGAATACTTACGACCTAATTATTGCTGACGTTCACCTGCCGCGAGACAACGGCTTTGATCTAGCGACACGTATCAGGCGCGAATTCTCAAAAGATGTGCCCATCATTGTAATTTCCGGCTATCCAATGGCTGAGCAAGCTGAACGCCACTTAAGAAACGGCACAATAACTCGCTACCTGGAACAGCGGGAGCAAGACAGCTTAGGTGCGCACAAGCTCAGGGAAACTATCTTGAGCCTGTTTCCCGAGCACTCTGCAGCTTCTGCTGATGCCTAATTTCTATCCCTGTAATCACATCTAAAGCACCGTTTAACATCTTCTCGTCCCAAGTTGAAAGGTGGTCAATCAGGAACCGGAAAATCGGATTAGTTTGAGCCACAGTAACAACGTGGCTCAATTGCGGATCCAGATTCTTCCCGGAGCTAATTTCCCCTCTGAACAAATAAGCCTCGTCAACCCCAAAGTACTCGCATAGTGTCCTTACGTTTTCGGGACTCAGCATGCAAGGCCCGTTTGACTCAATAGTTCTAATCTTTTCTCTGGATACCCCCAGCACTTCAGCAAGCTGCTTTTGGGTTAATTTTTTCTCATACCTGTTCCGTTGTCTAAGCTCCCTAATTCTTTCACCTATGGTCATGGGTCGCCCCTTCATTAACTTTCCTTAATGTTGGCATTTAAACAAACAAAGCGTCTCCTGCCTCATTGTATGGCACTTAAACACACATACGTCAATGTTCAACAAATAGTCCATATGGACTACAGTGATTCCCGTATCATCAAATGGAGCTAGGAGTAAATTGATGCGCCAGAGTATTGAAGTAGTACTGGACTCAAAGGAGCGAGATGAAGCTGATCAGCTGCGAAACATCGTAGACATGTATCACGCTAGTAGTTCCTGGGGTAAGCAAGAAATGCTGACTCAGTGCAAGAAAGTCCGCAAAAATGACCACAACTTAGGAGTTTTTTTTGACAACTCGGACCCTGAGCACAAGCCGCCAATTATTGAGGACATTGACGAGATATAACGAATAATAACAAGGAGAGCGCTGTGACTGACTCAGTCCACAATCTGCAAAAAATCAGACAGGCGGTAAAGCAGATTGAAATATTATTTCTATCTGCTTCCCCTTCAGAGCAAGCAGCCAAAGAATATGAACATTACAGGAATGAGATATTGCGGGCCTGCGCCACTATATCAACATCACTTACTGTCGAACACCAACCGGCAGAGTAAAACTTACTCTGGTAGTTTTACCCCATACCCCTCCAATAAATACCAATCATACTGACCTGGAGGGCTAAAGACTTCAAAGGTAAAGCTACCTTTCGAAAGTGGTTGAACTCCACTTTCAACATACAAATTCCCCTCCCCTTTTGCCCCATCTTTAACATCGGCTTTATAGTCTCTATAGGTGGCGCTATTTTTGTCTATCAATCTAACAATGACTTGGTGAACAACCCACTCACGGTTCCCATTAAACAGCTCGCCTGAAAACGCGCCATTAACCCCTACTTTTCCCTCTCCTGCGATTTTATCAACCGCCAGCTTAGGTATTCTAGAGATCTCCTCAGACGGCACAGAATCAGGGAACTGGTTGCGACATGCCCTGTTTATTGAGCGAGCAGCGACATCACTGACCACCCCTTTCATATGCTCTAGAACGCATTCATCAAAATTTTTTGAATCAATAGTTCCACCTTGAGCAACCCCTGACGCCACAGCAGCGGCCACAAACAGCACTTTAATCATAGCCTTCCCTAAAAAGTTACCAAAAAAGTTAAAAAAAATTCTTGACCTCAGTTAACCGTTTGCTTAACTTTGCATTCATGGTTAACTTTTTGATTAACTGGTGACAATAATGAAAAGCACTCCTACAGCCCCAGACAAAGCAACTGACCAAAAGATGTTTGACCGGGCCTGCATGCACCTTAAGCGCAGCTTCCCCAACAGAATCGGGAACGAGCACCGCCTTAAACAATACCAGAATCGCCGCAAGTTTTACGAGACACACGGCGAACTTCCAAAGCAATTCAATTTCAAGGTGTAGGGATGAAGCACCAGGACTACTCAGACATAGATTACGTCGAGCATCTGCAAACCGCTCGTGCCGGCCGTTACTACAGCCAGAGATATGGCGCGTTCTCCGAGTGCAGAGATCCAGATCACCCCGGTTGCTGGAAGTGCGAGCCAGAAGAGTTTGAACCAGAAATCACCCTTACCCAAAGGAGCATGACGCAATGAGCGCGATACAAGAGGAGCAAGCAAGCAGAATCGCTACGGCGAACGCCAATGCTCCAGCAATAAACAACTCTGCTGATCTACAGACTTTGATTTTCAATGCGAGAGCAATGGAAGAGCTGCACCGGCTGGCAACTGTAATGGCTAATGGTTCAAAAGTTACCGTTCCTGAACACTTGCAAGGCTCAGTAGGCGACTGCATGGCAATTTGCATGCAGGCCGCCCAATGGCAAATGAATCCTTTTGCAGTTGCCCAAAAGACTCACATAGTCAACGGCACCCTTGGATATGAGGCTCAATTAGTCAATGCAGTGGTTTCCAGCTCCAAGGTAATACGCGGACGCTTTAAGTATGAGTACGGCGGTGATTGGACCCATGGGGCTAACAACCAAAGTGCCTGGGTGCGTGCAGGGGCAGTATTGGCTGGGGAAACAGAGATTACATGGGGGGAGCGATTATTCCCTGCTCAGATAACTACCAAGAATAGCCCGCTTTGGAAAAGCAACCCAAAGCAGCAATCAGCCTACCTTGCAACCAAGTATTGGGCGCGCCTTTATGCCCCTGACGTAATCCTGGGCGTGTACTCCGCTGACGAACTAAGCGACTACGTACCTCAAGGAGAGACAGATATAACCCCTCCTTCTCAGGAGTCGACCCTGGAAGCGGAAAACTACCCAGACGAACAGTTTCAAGCGAATTTCCCTAAGTGGCGCGATGCGATTGAAGCCGGGAAAAAAACACCTGAGCAAATCATCAGCACCGTCGAGACCAAGGGGAAGCTTACAGAAGATCAAAAGCACCAAATCTGGTCCGTACTTGATGCCGACATCATTGAAGAAGAGGAGCAAGAGCAATGCTAACGATCAATGTCGCTCAAGGGAGCGAAGAGTGGAAGAAGATCCGGACGCTACACCATACCGCTTCTGAGGCATCGGTAATGATGGGTGTCTCACCTTATGCCACTCGTAACGAACTCATTTCAATGAAGGCTACAGGGACCGAAAAGGAGATTGACGAATTTCTACAGCGCCTTTTTGACAAGGGGCATGCAGCCGAAGCGTTAGCCCGTCCGATCGCTGAGAGGATCATAGGCGAAGAGCTTTACCCCATTGTCGCCACTGACGATGACGCCTATCTACTGGCAAGCTTCGATGGCCTCACCATGCTTGAGGATATTATCTGGGAATGCAAGCTATGGAATGAAGAAAAGGCCGCTGTAGTGCAAACCGGTCGCGTCCCTGAATGCGATTACTGGCAAGTACAGCAACAACTTTATGTATCAAAAGCTGAATACTGCCTTTACATGGTGACCGACGGCACTGAAGAAAAGTGTGTTTATGTCAAACAGCTTCCGGTACCAGAAGATCAAGAAAAATTGATCAAGCACTGGCAGCAGTACGAAAAAGATTTGGCGGACTATTCCGGCGCTATCCTGACACCTGAGCCTGTTGGACGCGAGCCAACCGCCCTTCCCGCTCTGAGAGTTGAGATTACTGATGTAAGTACAGTGTCGAATCTCAAGGATTTTCGTGCAGCGGCAAAACTTACGCTGCAAAGCATATCTACCGACCTACAAACAGATGAGGATTTTGCCAACGCTGAATCGTCGGCTAAGTGGTGCAAAGACGTTGAAAAGCGACTCTCACTGACAAGGGATCATGTTCTGAGTCAAACAAAGAGCATAGAGGAAATCTTTAACACAATTGACGAAATCGCGAAGGACACGAAAGCGAAGCGCCTGGATCTTGAGAAAAAAGTTGCAGCCCGTAAGCAACAGATCAGGGATGAAATACTCACTGACGCAAAGGCGGCCCTGAAACTATACATCACTAGCTTCGAAAAAGAGTTCGCACCGCATGGCGTATCGATTCAGTACAGCGGCGCTGATTTCGCTGGAGTAATGAAGGGTAAAAGGAGAATCGACAGTCTCCGCTCCGCCGTTAATGACGAAACAGCCAAGGCCAAGGTTGAGGTAGACGAGATCGCCGAAATCATGCGCGGTAACATCCAGCAGCTCAATGAGCACGCGACCGGTTACAGGTTCTTGTTTGACGATCTGCAGGCAATCGTAGCCAAGCCCGCTGAGGACTTCGCCGCTATCGTTCAATCTCGCATCCTTGAACACAAAGCCAAGCCCAAGCCTGAAGGCGTATCAGCGCCCCGCACCTTAAACAGCTTGGTCAATTCAGAGTCAGCGAAAGCCCGCCCCATTAAACCAAGTCGCCCAACAGATAACGAGATTATCGGTGTGCTTGCCAATCATTTCGACGTAGCCGAAGAAACAGTGATCTTGTGGCTGCATGACATGAACCTGAACGATTACCCAGCCGTCAGCAACTTTTAAGGAGAAATGACAATGAGCAAAAACGTTTCAAATATCAGTCTGGCGGGCGTCCCTTCGTCAGAGCAAATGATGGTGAGCTGGCTTGGAATTTATCTGGCCATCATCGGCGGCGACTCAAGCATGATCAATGATCGTGTGAGAGGTCATTTCAAGCTGGTGGGCGCGTGCCAGAACCATAAGGAGGCCATCAGGGGAATCGTCTCAAGGCTTTCTGCTGTGCCCATCTCAGACAATCGTGAATTGTTCAGCCTTATTACAAAACTTCAGCGAAGGCTTGGGCGTCTTTCCCTGGCTGAAGCTGCTTAACGGCGGAATATTCCGCTTCATTTAACCGTTAGAGAATCTCTGGAGATTCAATCATGAGCACAGACGTGAACGACTTCATTTCAAGCTGTGATGCTGGCGTGCTTGAGCAAAAAATAAGCGCGGCGCTTTCCGAAGTCGCCGCAAACGTCGTCACCTACTCACAAAAAGGGAAAGTGGTATTGACGTTCGATGTCTCCCAACTGGGCACCAGTAGCCAGGTGATGTGTAGCCACAAAATAGTCCACACGCTGCCAACCGCTCGCGGCAAGATTTCAGCCGAGGATGCAAGCCAGACACCTTTCCACGTTGGCCGCAATGGGAAGCTAACCCTATTCCCTGAAGATCAATCAGACATGTTTGACCTGGACAAAAAGCAAATTCAACGGCATAGCGAGAAACATTAATGGAAAAGCAAGCTCTTCAACTTATCCAAGATACAGCGATTGCAGCAGATAAAGAGTTACCAGCAACTCAGATTCCCGTTATCACGCTGCCCGAAAATATCTGCATCCACAGCTTAGAAAGGTATATGGCTGCACCAGCACGGTATCGGGCAAAATTTAACACAGGATCATTAAAGGATTTTGTCAGTTACATTCACGAAGTAGGCACCGCAGATTGTTTTATCTACGCGGATGAGATGAATGCTCAAGCCCTCTTTGATAAAGGAACAATTGCGAAACCCGGCCACGGCGAGCATACGGCAAAACTGAAGCTCAAAGCCACGGCGGAATTCACTGAACTTAAAAACCGTGGGAAGGACCGCTTATCTCAAAAGGATCTTGCTGAGTGGATGGAAGAATGGCGCGATTTCATAACGCCTATCGACGCTACGGGGGAAGAAATCAAGTTACCGAAAGCTCTTGCGAGCATCCGCAGTTTCACCCTGAAGGCTGTTAGTGAGCAAACCCACGAATCTCGCGACTACGGTGCAACTAAAAGCACATTCGACAAAATCGACGCCGAAGCCCGTGACGGGGCATTGCCCTGGGGAATCAAGTTTACATGCTTCCCTTATCTCGACCTTCAGGAGCGAACCTTCCACATTCGCTTCAGTATGATCTCTGGACGTGGCGAGCCAGCCTTTGCTCTCAGAATTCTCCGCCTCGATGCTATCGAGGAATTAATCGCTGATGAATTCAAGAGCCTAATCCTGGAAAAAGTAAAAGCCCACACTGCTGGCAATTACCGTGTGTTTGTTGGGGAGTTGTCTTAATGGGTCGCGGCGTTAACAAGACGATCTTGCTGGGAAACCTTGGCCAAGATCCCGAGCTACGTTACACACCTTCCGGTTCCGCTGTCGCAAACCTGAACCTAGCTACAGACGAAAGCTACAAGGATCGTCAAACCGGGCAAATGGTACCGCGCACGGAATGGCACAAAGTTGTTGTTTTCGGGAAATTGGCTGAAGTCATCCAGCAGTATGCAAAGAAAGGCAGCAAGCTTTATTTGGAAGGGCGACTTCAAACCCGCAAATGGCAAGACCAGTCTGGGCAAGATCGCTACACCACAGAAGTGCTTGTGGACGTGCAGGGGCAAATCAGGCTCTTGGACCCTCGTGACAATACGAGCCAAGGGCACAATCAACCACCTCAACAGCGACAGCCCGCGCAGCCAGCCGGTAATGCAGGCAGTTACGCCGGAGCTTCTGGAGCATCTAGCTACAGACAAAACCAACAGGGAGCAACCGGCCCCCAAACAATCGACGACTTTGACGATGATATTCCCTTCGCGATTGCTCAAACACTCGTCGTTTAACTTAAGGAAAAACCATGCAAAGCAAAGACCTATATATCAAATTGACTGACCCTACCGGCAACGCAAGAGAAGTCATTAATTACCATCGTGTTCACGATGAGGCGTGCTTTATCGCTTCTCAACGCCGGACGCATGAACAAAACGCCAAGGGCGCTGACGTCCGCAAAGTTTCTTTGGCAACCGAATCTGAATACAAAGCATTCATGAACTACAAGAGCCAGGCCGCTTAAGCGGCCCCACCCCATCACTTGATAGGACCAACAGCATGAACAAGAAAGAAACGTTACGCGCAAAAATAGCCGGCCTTTTAAATTTAATCTTTGTAAGGCTCGCCACTGGCGGAAATATCAAGCTGGTGGATGAGTGTAAAACCTTTCGCGTAGGCAATACCCAGTTTTCTGCCGCTGTGCAGGAACTCGGAATCCTGGCTCCAGTAAGAAACGGCAAGGCAACACAGTGGAAATGGAGCGCCGGACATGTTGACGATTTGATGATTGAAAGGGTCGTTGAAAAAATCGAAGCAATCCGGGAGCGCGTGAATTCGGAGGATGCCGCTAAGAGAGCCGCTGAAAAGTCGGTCGCCCTGGCTGAGCAAGAACCGTTGCCAACAACTGAGCTATCCACCCGCCCGGCTTCTGAGCCTGAAGACTTGCAAGCTCAAATACTGGATGCGGTTCGTGCAAACAATATTCTACTGGAGCAAATGTTGAAAGAGGTTCAGAAAATCTCAAAAACTTGGGGGTTATCTATCGGTGGATCATCTCACACTCTGGATATGGGCGCTCCCGGCACGCTCCCTATAAAGGGTTACAGCCTTTGCAATTCCTAACTTACTCACTCCTGCAGGCCCTCGGATTCCGACGCTACAGCTTCCCCGCCGGAGAGCGTCACGGATTCCAATTTGAGGGCTTTCAGGAGTGGTACTGGAAACCGAAAACCAAGATGGGCAGCTACTACCAAAATCGTTATGGGGACTGGGTGTATACAGGGTTTAAAACATGTACAGAGGGAAAGAAATGAGTAACAAGTCATCAAAACACCATTTCACAAAATATGCCGATGCCCCTCCGAAGCATCCGGGCTGGTACATATGGCGATGTGAGCATAAACAGCTAAAAGGGGTGGTAATTACTTTTATTGATAAGTTCCGCAAACGTGGAGCTGGCCACACAAATGTATTGTCTCCATCGTTCGATTATTGGAACGGCTACCAAGTACTTGTCCCTAACGGTTTAGATTGGGCTCCCTATGAAGGGTCTCCACCTAAGCAAAATATTGATCATACACTCAATATCAACGAGTTGACTTTAAATAAATGCCCCTTCTGCAATGAAGTGCCGCGCTTGACTTATTCAGGTCGTTTCATAGGAGCCAGCCCATTAGATTCGACGGACTGGAGGCTAAAGTGCTGTAGTTGGATTACTGGGCCAAGAATCCCAAACCCAGTTTATTTAATTGAGCAATGGAACAAAAAGACGAGCCCAAAACCCGGACTAGAAGAAACAATCACGCCAGAAATGAAAGCGGCCTGCATCGGAGAATTCACTGTTCAACATAAAGAGCAATGTTTCACCTGCTTATCGTCAGGCGCAATTCCGGAATGCGAGGTCTGCAGGGGTGAAGAAACCTACACTGTAAATGTTCCCGTGCCTTGGGCCACGATGAAAGACATCTACAAAGCCATGCTGAGCCATTCTCCTGCCTATAAAGCAATTCAACAACTGGAGAATCAACTATGAGCAGACTCGCTATTCAAGGCATTTTACTCGTGCTTGCCCTCGTAATCCTTGGCGCAGGCGTAGGATTCAATAGATGGCTCACGAATACAACAACAGTTTCAAGCGTAATCAAACCCAAGCCTGGCGTTGAGTGCGTGGTTGTCACCTCTCAAGAAAGCGTGGCGACTGATTGTAATTGGGGCAAATAGATGCTTACCGCGATAAAAGAGATGTGGCATGACGAATGCGAAAGGAAAATTTTAGTGATGATCATCATTATTATTGCTGCATTTGGAGCCTCGGTTTACGCGATGTACAGGGACGCCCAGCAATGGGCGTTGTTTGCGGCAGAACACGACTGCAAGGTTATCCATCGAGTAAAGGGTGACACCATCGTTGGCACGGGGATAGGGGTTACCACAAGCGGAACCGTCGGGACAGTTACCACAATAACAGCTACCCCCGATAAAACAGCTTATGTGTGCGACGACGGCGTCACTTATTGGAGGTAGGTATGAGCAATGACTTAGAAACACTTGGAGCTTAGAAAAAATGGCAATTGAACAATCTCAGATCGAGCCACGTTACCTGACACAAGTTCAGCCACTTAACCGAGTAACCAAAGAGTTAATCGAATCTCGAATTCAAGAAGTGGATTTTGAAACCGTGGTGATAGCCGGAAAGATGATGATGTTTTGCGGCATCCGTATGGACAACGACTTTGTTGCAGTCGGCCCACCAGCAACATGCATTGACCCAGATAACTGGTGTGAAGATACCGGCCAGAAAGAATCATATAAGAACAGCTTTGAAGAGCTTTGGAAGTTGGAAGCCTATCGGCGGATGAGCACAAAACCTGGGCGGCTGTCGAATTATGATAATTCCAACTCCTAACATCACTGAGGCCAAGCTGATAACTCAGCACCATTGCAACTCTATGAAAGGCAAAGGCGGCTTAGTTGAGTGCAGAAGGTGTCCCGAAACAGTCCGAAGCGTGTGCCATGACTACAAATACACCGTGGTCAGATCAGGCCAGGACGTTGATCAGCATTTAATTGATGCTGCCAATGCAATTAGTAGCTTGGCACGAGACTTAAAAACACCATAGTTAACGAAAAAATAGAAGAGGTGTGTATGGCTTCACCAGAAAGCAAAAACTCTTTGGGCGTTGTTCCCGCAAAGTGGGTTTACGTTAACTTGCTTTGGCCCCTATTTGGTATCACCCGGGACGCTGCTGACGCTTACCGGAAGAAAGGCGCGTGGCTTGAAGGTAAGCATTGGAAACTTCGGGGTCGCCTGGCTGTGTACAACTGGCACGAAATTGAAAAATGGATGGGCTCAGAGGAAGTCAGCGCAGCATGAGCGGATTGCCAAAGGGTGTTACGAAGCTTCCGCCAGGTGTTCGCCTACACTATGGCAAGCTGCAGATCCGGTTTACCCTCCAGGGACGCCGTTGCGCTGAGGTCATCACCGATGTTGTGAGCAAGTCCAATGTGCGTTACTGCGAAAACAAGCTGAGACAGATAAAGAATGAAATTCAGGAGGGGCGGTTTGATTATGCCGCCCACTTCCCCGACTCTCCCCTTGTGTCAGTGTTTTCCGGTGGCTCTTTAAAGGATGCGAATCGATCCGTAGCCCAGGGGATCGATTCTTGGCTGAAGGTTTGCGAAGCCAAAAAGGCCCCTTCGACCTATCGAAACTATGTGCATAAGGCCAACCATGTCCGGGAACACTGGGGAAGCGCGCTGATTCGAAAGATTCCAAAATCTGACATTGAGCTGTTTCAGGCCAAGCTCCTCAAATCCGGCTTAAGTGTTAAGACCGTGAATGACATTTTCACCGTGGTTCGGGCTGTCTGGGGTGATGCGTTTTCAGATGGCGTTATCACGTCGAACCCCTTAGACCTTATCAAGAATGTTGAAAAGGATGGCGACCCGGAACCTGATCCCTTCACAAAAAGCGAGCTTGGGCTTATCTCTCAGGTAAAAACCAAGCGGGTGCAGGACAAAAACATGTTCCTGTTTGACTGCTGGGCGGGCCTCTCCATTTCGGAGCTGATCGCACTCGCTTGGGAGGACATAGACAGAAGCGGCAATTATTGGAAAGCCAAGGTGAGCCGCGCCCGTGTTGAGTCAATTTATAAAGTCCCTAAGGAAAAGGGTCGCGTGCGCGAAATTGAGTTTATCGGCCCAGCAATGGATTGGATCAAATCACAGTATGAGCACACATTCATGAGGGAACCGGTAAAAATCGACGTGATCCAGCGGGACAATATTACGCGCAAGACTGAGCATGTTAGATTCGTATTCTTAAACTCCGTCAGTGACTCGCCCTGGCATAATTCAAGCGTGGGCAGATGGTTTACCCATCTACTTAAAAAAGCCAAAGTCCGGCACCGTGGACCCAACCAGTGCCGCCACACTTACGCCAGCCAGTTGCTATCGCACTATGTTCCTATGGAGTGGATAGCGAAGAGTATGGGGCATGCAGACACAACAATGATTAAGAAGCATTACGCAAGATGGATTCCGAGCGATTCGCCAAGCATGGCCGGGCTGATTACATCTATGGTAAATGGTGAAACTCCCTCGGAAACTGGTCAGAGTTTGCCAGGCATTATCCACCAGTTTCCAAGGACCAAATGA